AACTCATAGCACTTGCAACAACCGCCGCCGCGCTTTGCGCCGCCGCAGACATACGCCTCGCGGACTATCCGCAGGTCGCGGGCGTATCGAATCAGGTAATGGCCGTAGACGCAAAACTGACCGCGACCGCGCTTGACGTGGCGGCGTTGAAGTCAATCGTCGTCGGCGGCGAGGCCGCGTCCCCGTATCTCGGCGGAATCCGTTTCACGTTCAACGCGGGGCCGACGGCATACGTCCCGCAGGGCGCGGAATACTTCAAGGCACTCGACGGCGCGTTTATCTCAATCCAGATGCCGAACGAGCGGCACACGATCCCCGTCGAAAGCCTACGCGCCGGAGCGGTACAGCAGGTTTTCGTCCCCTGTTCAAGTTTTGTCGACGTGACCGTGCGGCTGCACCTCGGAGCCGCCGACCACATCTACGACGCGGGCGACCAGATCGTACACGTCACACAGGGCAACATAGCGGAGGTCGCGCTCGACACGCTCCAACCGCTCGACCCCGAACACGGACAGGCCGCGACGCTCCGCATGGTGGGACGGGCGCAATACTACGACCCAGACAACGCGCACGGCAAGCGCACGACGGGCGAATCCTTCCCCGTGCAGCGCGTATGGGACGAGACGGCCTCGGCATGGGTGACGCAGTTTGGGTACTACTCGAACAGCGTCTGGGTGACGGAGTGCGACGTTTACAACCTTGTGCCGCAGTTGGGCGAATCGGGCGGCGTCGGCAACCTTGACGAAGTGGGCGACCTCTCCGCAGCATACGAGGGCTCGGCGTTTCCGTGGTGTGAGGCGGAGCGCGTTGCGTTTGTGTTCGACGACGACTTCAAACACACGGGCGGACAGGCGACGCCCGCGACTAACGTTTACTTTTTCGCCCGCGTCCCGATTTACGTTTACAAGGAAACAATCGAGACTATCCCCATCACGAACTTCAACGCGAACGGCACGGTCGCAAGCGTGACGGAGTGCCCTTTGCAGATAAAGTGGGTGGCGAGGCCGGAAATCACGAACGGCTACGACCGCGCCTTTTACGTCCCGCCGTGGGAGAAGATTTACGCCCGCGACTACGACGAGACGACGGACACTTGGACGACCCGCGAGATCGGCGTGAAGGAGGCCAACTACTACGCCTGTTATAAATCCACGCCGACAAGCGCAAAGGATGGCAACTGGCGAATGACAGGATCGAACAACTACACGATCCAGTCCTACCCGTGGCCCTACCGCGACGGCTCGAATTATGGCGTTTTCGGCATATCACGCGGCGACTTGCACACGCGGGCGCAGAAGTTGAACAACCACGGCTTCACCGTCCACAACGTGAGCGGCACGACCCTCGGCGCGGCGACCGCGTACTTTCCGGCGGCGACGAACAACGAGGACATGGCGGCCCGCCGCTGGACTGGCAACAACTGGCACGACTACGAGGCGTTTCGCGTTCTCGCCTATATCCAGTTTTCGGCCAACGCGCAAGCGACGGGAAGTTTCAGGGCGAAGGACGGCAAGAACCATATAACGGGCATTTACGGCCACAACAATACGTCCCTCGCCGAGACGCGGCAGGACGAGCTGGAGTTTTACTACGACGCGCAACCGAACCTGACGACCTTCACGATTGCGCCCGCAGCGTCGAACGGCTACCCGTTCTCGTGGCTCGGCATCCTGAACTTCTGGGGGAGCGAGGGCGACCAGATGGTGGACGCGACGACGATTGCCGAGACGGACGCAGACGGCACGAAGTCGATCTGGTACATGGCGAACCTCGACCATTCGCGGCTTGCGCCCAACACTTCCGGCACGGCGACGGAATACACCGCCTTTACGTCGCGCGGCTACGAGCGGCTTTCCTACTATTGGGCATATACGGGCCTTGCGGGGACATATTACAGGGGCAAGGACGAAAAGGCGCAGTATGCCGCTTTCGGGCTTGTCGCGACAACGCCGACGGAAGCGGGCGACATCTTCAACTACAACCTCAACTCGTCCGCATACGACGGAATATATGCGCCGTCGAGTTATCCGGCGCAGCCGTCAACGGGCCGCGCCCTGTCGTACTGGATGTGTTCGCTGTCGTACGCCCGCAGCCACGCGATTGGCCCGTGGTGCGTGAACTCGTTCAACGGGCCGTCCTACGCCTACGGCAGCATCTGGGGCGGTCGCGCATCTCCTTCCCTTCTGGAAGCGGAGCGCGAAGCGCGTAGCGAATGAGCGGAAAACAATCTGGGATGCCACAAGGAAAGACCAAACGAGGATAAACCGACGGAAATTTGAACCATGCGCACGCTGTCGAACAACCGCAACAACGCGATTGGCCCGTGGTACGTGAACTCGAACAACGGGCCGTCCAACGCCAACGGCAACAACTGGGGCGGTCGCACACCTACGCAGGGCGGTATTTGTTTCTTTCCTTGCCCAACCTTGCAGCGCATTGTTCTCAATCACGCGGCGGAAACGCCGCAACTCATTAAAGGCGATTCCGTCCGTCTGGCGTTCGCGCCGGATGTGCGCCGCAAGGCGCGGGTCGCGAGTCAATCTCCGCTTAAGAAGCGCGGCTTGGTAGGTTGCTTGCGACCGTTGGAAGAGGCGCGAGCGGAAAGAGATGCCCTGAAAACGAACTTCAACAGGAGGGCGGCGGCATGACCCACATCTGGGATGTTTGGCGGAAGATCGTCACGGTCGAAAACTGCCGCGCCGCCGTCCGCAAGGAGGCGCAGACGAAGCGGTGCAAGCGCAACGGCTTCGCGCTCGACCTCATTCTCCGCGAGGACTACTGGACGAAGTACGTCCTCGACAGGATCGCCGGGGGCTTGCGCCTTGGGCGTTTCGTGGAGTTTGACACGATGGAACACGGCAAACTGCGGCACGTCCGCTGCTACGAGCCACAGGACGCGATGTGCGTCCGCGCTTGCGTTCAGCAGATGGAGCCGAGAGCCTACGCGAGAATGTCGCGCCATTCGTACTGCCCCGTGCCGGAACGCGGCGGGCTGTTGCTTGCGACGGAGTTGAGCCGCAGAATCCGCCGCGCCGAGAACGTTTGCCGAATCTGGAACAAGGGACACCCGAACGCGCGGAACAAGTGGCGGGCGTGGGTGAGCGAGTATGACATGGCCGGGTACTACGAATCCCTCGGCTACGGCCTCATGCGCGACACCATGTGGCGGCTTTTCGGAGAGCCGGAGGTGCGCAACCTCATCGAGGTTTTTCTTGGGCAGCGCGACGGCTTGCCGATTGGCGCGGGATATTCCGCGATGATCGCGAACATGGTACTCGCGCCGATGGACGCGCTTGTCGAGGGGCACAAGGGATGCCTCGGCTACGCCCGCCACCTTGACAACTCCGCCTACATAACAAAGGCGAAGGGAGCGGCGCACGAAATCCGCGAGGCCGTCGAGGAATGGTGCGCGGAGCGCGGGCTTGCGGCGCACGAATGGGCGCACTATCCCGCCGGACACCACGCCGTAGAGCGCGGCGGTTGGCGGATCGAGGACGACCGAATACTTCCGGGCCGCAAGGTGATGCGCCACATCGAGCGGCTTATGTCGCGCAAGTGGGACGAACTGGACTACAGGCAGATGCTTGCGCTTGCGTCGCTTTACGGCTACATAAAGAACAGCGACGCGCAAGGCTTGAAGCGCAGATGGCGCGACGGGAAGTATTCGCAGATTTTCAAGGCCGTCGGCATTACCGCAAAGGAAGCCGAGAGCGGCGTTTTAACCATAAACCCCGAACAGGAAAGGAACACACCATGAAGAAACTACTGATAGTAATAATGGCTTTTGCGGCTGTGGCGGCAAGCGCCATTGAAATACGAGAGGCGACATTTTCGCCGGAGGAGATTCCAGCGACGAACCCGCGCATCGAGCGCAAGGGTGAGACGGTGACGCACATCGAGGTGTTTGGTGCGTTTGAGGTGCAGCCAGATGGATCGGTGAAGACGCGGGTAGCCGAAAACGCGATCAACATGGATGTGATCACGGCGCAGCTCTGGGTACGCGAGGCAAAGGCGGCAATCGGCGCAGCAGTGCCGACGATATACTCAAAGTACAAGGCGTACTTAGTTCTACGAGGCGCGGGTGTGTGGCCACAGGTTAAGGCATGGCTTGAGGCCAACGACCTGTGGGACGCATTCATGATCGCAAACGACTTCCGTGACGACGACCCATACTTCAAACAAGGGGTGGCGGAACTAAAAACAGTGGTCGGCTGGACCGACGAGCAGGTCGCGGCGCTCCTGGCGCAGTGTCTGGCAGACTGAGAAAGGGAAAACTCCGAATGTGCACAAAAGAAGAGTTTGCGCGACTGCGCGACGTTACGCGCGAAAACACGAAGGCGATAACGGAGCTCCAGAAGGCGGATGCGACGCAGAGCGAGCAGATCAAGACGCTGTTCAACACCACCAAGGAGCAGGGCGCGAATCAGCGCCAGCTCCTGAACCGACTTGTCATGGCGGTCATCGGCATTCTTGTACTCGTCGTCCTCGCGCTGATCTTCGGTGCGCTCGGCAAGGAGGGCTTCAACGGCGTGACGAAGGCCGCGCCCAATCTGATTTCCGTAGGCTCGTCGCCTTCGGAGTAAACCCAAACCGAAAGGAAACAACATGAAGACACTACTCAAGTGGTTCGTGAAGAAGTGCGTCTCGCGTGAGACGCTGAAAAACGGCATCCACGCGATGAACGCGGAGCTTGCCAAGCGCAAGTTTGACGAGCGTCAGGCCAAGGTCCTCGACATCGCCAACGACGTGTCGGAAGTCACCGCTGCGTACTGCGGTGCGTTCGCCGACGGCGTACTTGGTCCCGACGAGCTCGACGCGGTGAACGTGCAGTGCGACTCGAAGATCGACAAGTACATTGACGACGCGATGATCGACAAGGTTATCGACGCCATCGTCAAGTAACGCCATCCGCAAATCAAAACAACGAAACAGGAGGACATCATGAAGGTCAACAAGATCAAGGAGAAGGTTGCGGCCAAGGTCGCGAAGGGCAAGGCAAAGGTCGCCGCCAAGTGCGGCAAGGCGAAGAAGGCGTGCGCGATGCTCGTCATGGCCGCGCTGTTCGCGTCGGTCGCAGGATGCAAGATGGGCGAACAGCCCACGGCGCAGAGGGCGCAGACCGCCAACACGCGCGTCGAGTACATCGTGAAGGACGGCGGCAGGGCGACGTTCAACTTCGGGGCGGAGTTCGTTTCGCAGGCCCAGGCGAACGAGACGAGCGGCACGGAAACGATGTCGAACGCGCCGAAGAACACGCCGACCGTCACGACCGACACCGACACCGCGCTTGACATCCCCGTGAACAAGGGCAACGCCGGAACGTCCGCCGCTGGCGGTGCGGCCGAACGCTTGCTCGGTGCTGGCGCGGACTGGCTTTCGGGTAAGCTCGGCGATACCAAGATTACTCCGACCGCGACGGTTGCGCCGCTGTCCGCTTCGGATTCTGCCGCATGTCCCGACGGATCCTGCAATCCCGGCGGCGCGTGCAAGGATTGCGAGGTGAAGTAAATGACATGCACCGTGGCCCAGCTTCTGCCTGACGTCAGGAAAGTCCTTGACGTTACGGAGGACGGCTATGCCGACGAAGACCTTGCGCAGAACGTTGCCGAGGCCTTCCGCGAGATGTGGCGCGAACGCGCCGCGTCCCGCTACGTCGGATGCCGCATCGCCAGCGTGGACTTTCCGTCCGACATGCAGGAACTGCTGTCGTTCGAGGTCTCGTTCGACGAGCGCTGGCGTCTCGGCATAGTCTATTTCGCCGCCGCGCGCTGCTACGAGCAGGGGATCACGGATTCCGTGAACCTCCAGCTTGCGCAGACACTGAAACAGCAGGCCGCGGCGGTTTTCAGATCATAAAACACTTAACTGAAAGGTTAACAAAAATGAAATTTCCAGAGGCACTTGAAACGATCGTCGGCAGTTCCGTGAACGACGCCGCGAAGCGCCCAGCGATGGGCGGCTACGTCTTCCGCAGCGCAGTGTCGACGACAGAGGGGACCGAGGGCGACTACACGCTCACGTTCCGCAAGCGCGCGAACTCCGGCGGCTCGCCCGTCGACTACGTGTACGGCTTTGACGCGAGCACGGGCAAGTGGACGGCTCCCGCGACCATGCCCGCCCTGAACGGCGAGCTGTTCGGCGAGCTGCTCGGCGACGACTGGATCGTCGGTAAGAGCGCAGACTTCGAGAACGCGCGCGTCCCCGTGTCCGGCGACGAGTGGTAAGGAGGTGTGTCATGGCGTTGTCCGAGGCAGAGATAGTCAAGTGCGCCAAGTGGTGCACGGCGCCCGCGCGAAAGTGGCAGGTGCTGAACAGGGGGAAGTGGAAATACCAGTTCCACGAAAAGACTCTCGTCCGCTTTGTCGAAGAGGTGAAGATGGACGAGGAGCTTTGCCCTCTGCTTCTTGAATATCTCGCTTCGGACGACTGTCGTTCAACCCTCCAGCTTTATGGGCAGACCGTAGATCCGGCATGGACGCCCATCCGGGCGTGGTACGAAATATCGAACAAGTCCGTCGGAAGCGTCCATGCAATCCGTCTCTACCACGCGCTTGCGCTCGAGCCCGAGGCGATAGGCGACGGCCCATACCTCGTCGAAGACGGATGCGCTTACAAAGTCTCGCTGACCTACTACTGGCGGCAAGAGTCCGTGCCGCAGGCTCCGGCTTCCGAATCTGGAATCTCCTATCACATCATCAACCTCTCGCGCGATCCTGAAAACGGCCTCTACTCGTATGCCATCGAGAAGCGCGAACGCGTCCAACAGGACATTCCCGAATACGTCACAGGCGTCACGACGACGCACGAGACGCGGGAGGAGGTCCACCACGGCGTCCGCGGCGAACTTGACGCAGGCGGCAAGCAGGCTTCCGTCGGCGGCGGGAAGATCGTTCGCCGCAAGGTCACGAAGAACGCCGACTGCACGCACGACGTTCACAACGAAATGGTGAAGGAGCTTGCGTCGCCGAAGCACTCCGAATCCGTATCCGTCGGTCTTACGGGAACCGTCAAGACCACGACCGACCTCAACATGTCCGAGCCGCTTCCGACGGACGGCCTTGACATCGGCCAGCACGTCGAGAACACGAAAACCGAAGGGGGCCTCTGGCGGCGTGTGTTCCGCAAGCTTGTTCCCAACGCCCTCATCAGGATCGCCGAAAGCTGCCGCAAGACGCTGTTCGCCCATTCGCACTCCAACACGACGGTCCAGTCGAACGACCCCGGCTTCTCCCATGTCGAAGAGGCGGAAGGGGGCGTGGTCCACGACAAGCGCGTATCGCGCACCGCCGACGGCGCATACCAGATAACGGATTCGACGACAACCGAAAAGCCGGTTCAGAAATCCCACGAAGCGGTGCATGTCGGACTTTCGGGAAAGACGCGCTCCGTGACGCACCGCAACCAGTCCGCTCCCGCGCCAGAGCCGACGGACATTGGCGAGAGCGTCGAGAACGCCAGGACGGAAGGGGGGCTCTGGAACGTCACGATACGCACGCTCGTAAAGAACACGCTGATAAAGATCGGCGATGCTTGCAGCAAGACGGTGTTCCAGCATTCGCACTCGAACACGAAAGTGCAGAGCGCCGATCCCGGAGCGTCGGACGTTTCATCTGCTGGCGGCGGCGTGATACGCGAACGCCGCGTTTCGCGCACCTCGAACGGCGCGTACCAGATCAGCGACTCGACGACCACGGAGCTTCCCGTAGGCGACGCAAGCGAATCGACGTCCATCGGCCTTGATGGAACGGTGAAGACGACGCACCGCCGCAACCAGCCGAGCAAAGCCCCCGATCCGACGGACATAGGGGAAAGCGTCGAGAACACGAAGACGCCGGGCGGACTCTGGAACCAGGTTATTCGCAAGCTCGTACCAAACGCACTTCTGAAACTTGCCGAATCATGTTCGAAGACGCTCTACGCGCATCGCCATTCCAAGACCACGGTGCAGTCGGACGACCCCGGCTTTACGCATGTCGAAGAAGCCGGCGGCGGCGTGATACGCGAACGCCGCGTTTCGCGCACCTCGAACGGCGCGTACCGCATCGAGGAAGGCGAGACCGTCGAGAAGTCCGTGCCGAAGGCCGAGCGAACCGCCCGCATGACTCTGAACGGACTCACCGTGCGCGTCGTGAACCGCAACCAGTCTGCGCCGCTTCCCGATCCAACGGAGGTCGGCAAGTCCGTCTCCAACCGCAGGACGGACGGCGGGCTCTACGACACGGTGGAGACTACCGAGGGTGAGAAGCCGGCGGGAAAAACGGGCGAGGGCTGCACACGCGACAGCTTCACCCACCGCCACTCCGTCACGAAGAACGAAAAGGAGCTCCAGAACCCGGAAACGGCCTTTACGAAGGGCCAGATCGTCCACAAGTCGGGGCATCTCACGGGGAACGGAACGGCGAACAACACGACCGAGACCGTGACGGCGGTTCCGCAGATTCAGCGCTACCACTGGGAGGACGAGCGCGGGAAGCACTACGTCGTGAAGTACCGCAACCAGCAGTCGGAGATAAACGAGGCTCCGTCAGACGCCGACAGCGTGAGCCTCAACGATTCGGTCAACGCATTTGGACTCCACGACGGACTATGCACCTACAGCTATCTCGCGGGGCGGTGGAAGTTCAGCGCCAAGGACTACAAGTTCATCAAGCACGGCGCGAGACAGGAATACTACGACGTGAAGCGCCGCCGCCGCACGCGCATCTGGTCGCACAGGAAATGGATCATCGAACCGCGCCGCATCCGCGGAGACGCGTTCTGGGACTACCTCAACGAGCTCGCCCGCGCGAATCCCGAGCGCACGACCCCCGGCACGCTCGGCGTCAAGCTAATCGAGCGGTACTCCGATTCCGACGGGAATCTCCTCGCCGAATGGGTGCAGGTCGATCTCGTCCAGGCGGAGGCGTGGCAGGTCTGCGACAACGACTGCAAGCACGCGTTCGTCACGCAGCAGATGTCGAACGATCACAGATTCATCATTAACAGTCTGCTTGCGAGCCTGTCATGAGCGAAAAAACAAGGGAGCTTGAACGCGAGATAGAGGAGCTTCGCCGCACAGTGGAGCTTCTCGAAAGGCGTGTCGTCGCGACAGAGAACGAGCGCGGCAAATCCGCCGCGCAGATTCCCGTGTCGCCGGGGCCCTCCGCCGAGGATGTGCCCTACGCGCGTCCGTTCGAGGTGGACTACGACCCCGAGGACGGGGAATACTACATCTTCGCTCCGCCCGGATGCGTCCTCGTGGACGGACATGAAGTGGAGATCGCGGACGTGGACACGGAATCCCACACCGTTTCGCTTGACTGCCTCGATCCAGACGACATGCCGGACGCCCTCTATGCGCACGTCACGCAGGACGCGTCTTCGGCAGGCGGATACAAGGTGGAGTTCGACGACGAGGACACAAAGGAGGGTGCGCTGTTCAACTTCCGCGTCTGTCGCTTCGGCTCATCCGAGAACGACGGCGACCAGTACGACATCTGCACATCGTGCGTCACGCTCGGCACGCACATGCTTCATCCTTACGAGGTCCGCTGGGCGCAGGGTGAGAACGGCGGTGAAGGTGCATGGGTGATTTGGTTTCCCGGCACGCTCCCTAATAACAAGCTCGGACCGTTGATGATCGGGCGCATCTATGTCGAACCGACGGGACTTGCCGCCGCGCAGTCTCTTCCTGCGGGATGGTATACGCTTCCAAACGGCAGTTCCGACGGCGACGTTTGGCTCAATGCGACGGTGCCCAATCAGGATGATGCGACACCGGAGGATAGTTCCGCCTGCTTTGATACGCAGCCAGTTTCAGATTCGGGCAGCACCAGCGGTTATGTGACATATGCTGTCTTGGTTGCGAAGGTGTCGACGGTTGCCGCGACGGGCGAGAAAAAGGTTGTTCAGTACGTCGATTCGATGGTTAAGCTTACGCGTCTAACCATTGGTGGTGGCGGCGACGGAGGAGGAAGCGGAAGCGGCGGGCATTGTTCCTGCTGCGCGTTCTCCTACGATCCAGAGACGCACACCATCAATGACGGAATGTATCTGCGTGCGAGAACTTGGTATAATGTTGATTCGGCAACAGTGTCTGCCGCTGGCTACGCGTATCTTGAAGTCGACATGGAAGCTACTTTATTCACCGCGAGTATAGTGACGGGAGCGAGTTCAATCCCAGCACAAACCCGATACAAGACCTATGTTCCGCTTTACTATTTCAACGCCAACTTGGAGCCTACGCACGACTACAGGGGGGCACCGACAATACAAATTTGGGAGTATATATCTTGATATGTTGACACAAGCATCAGACTACAAATATGTGGATACAACTGGCGTTGAACCAGCATTGACGGGTCAGATAATTCCAACCTCTGACATTGCGTCTCTTGCGGCTCCATACAGATACGAGGACATTTGCTATATATGCGAGTCTGTTCGCACTTGGTGCTTCAACTACACGAACATCGGACTTGCCCCTACATATACATACTGGGGGAAATACTATCTCATGGAACAGGCTTGGTCAATCATATACAACCACATGAAGAAGACATATCAGGCTTATGGATGCGAGGTATTTTTGAATCAGGGAATACAGTCAATGCCGACGATGGGCAGATACGACTACAGCGTCGGCTATAGTGTCAAAGACTACATTCGGACAGTTGCCCCAGAATTGATGTTTGACTATACTGACATAATGAACAGGTGTCCGTATGCTGACGCAACTGACGGAGCAAGAATATCTTTGAAATGGCAAGCTTTCGATATTGATGTTATGCGTCTTATGTATTGGATATTGTTCCAACCTTGCTATCAGTGCATACAATGGTCTAATGACGGAGTTACTGGCGATTTCGACAGGTCATACACATTCAGTGAGAGGGGGATCAAGAGTGGAACTGGCAAATACCACAAGTCCAGCGGCGGCGTCATAACCGAATATACTGGAGATGTCGCGAACCGCTGGGAAGGCACCTATGCGTATATAGTGCCTGCCATATTGACTGGCGAAAGCAGGGGCAGAAAATCATGGACTCACAGTATGGCTCTGGACTGGGTCTCCTACTATCATACTGTTGACGGACAATATGAGTCTGGATACGAATATTGCCAAGAAGGTGTTTATGGCGACGCATACGCCTATGTTGATTTGAGGCGTGACGATGTAGTTGATGCATACGCATTTGTACTTTACCGCGCAAACAACTATGACGCCAGCAGAGGATTGTGTCAATACAAGTTCGAGCATTTGACGCACGAAAGCGGAACCAACTGGAGCTTCAAGTGCTTCGACTATGACTTCTCGAAAAGCTTGATGGAAGGTGTTGGCGCAGACTTCACGAAAGTTGGAACGAAGGCTCCATCAATGTCGCAGACTCCGAGATATTACTGCGATGCCTACACTGAATATATATTCGTGAAGTACAACCACAAATACGCACAGGGGATATCTCAGCAATGGCAATGGCAGCCTGAATGACAAGGACTTCATACTGACAATCTGAAAGGAGAAAACAAGCGATGAGCGAACAAGACATGCCTACATCCGTCGAGAGTGCGACGGCGCAGCCCGGCAAGGGATTCGGCGGACAGCCGCAGACACAGGCCGCCACGCCAACGCAGACAGACCCCTACGCATCGCAGAAGCAGATCGTACTTGATGGCGCGCGCCGCGTCGTAAACGAGCTGATGCGCGGCATAAGGGCCGATGCAATCGGGCTCCCGCAGCAGAAACCCCAGCAGCAGACGCTCGGCGACATGATGCGCGGGGTCATAGACGGCAACGCGGCAAATGCGCCGCAGCCGACGGCTCCCGCTCCCGCCGCGGCGCCTGCGCCCGCTCCAGCCGCGCCTGTGCAGACAGCGCCGCAGTTCACCGTAGCCCGTTCAGCGCTCGGCAAGTCGAACGTGAACGGATACGACTACGGAGGCTACCGGGTGGAGCTTCCCGACGGAATCGACATGAACGACGGGCAGTCCGTGCAGGACAGCGTGGCGTTCGGAAACCAAATGGCCGACTGGATGAACGAAGACGAGGAGGACTGACTATGGCTAACCTTACAGATGCAGAGTTCGATCAGAAGCTCAAGGAGATCAACGACATTCAGAATATGGCGCCCGACGAGGTGTACAGGAAATCCGTTGCGGAGATTGGCCGCGCCCCCGGCATCACCGACGAGATGCACGCTGCCGCGAGCATACCGCAGGCACGGCTCGACGCGATGAAGGCAAAGCCGGCGCCGACGGCCACACCCACGCAGCAGCCACAGCCCCAGACGGTTGTCGGCAAGGACGGCAAAGGCCGCACGGCGTTCGGCGGCTATGTGCGCGTCGTTGATCAGAAGACAGGAGCGACGACATGGGAGGACTTGAAAGGCAACGCGGTGGAAGCCCCGCAGTCTCTCAGGATGATGGAGGCGGCTTCTTCCGGCATCTCCCCGAACCAGGGCACGGCCACGTCGTGGGCGGACGCGATCGAGCAGCAGAAGGCGGCGCGTCTCGCCGATGCGAAGACGCGCGGACAGCAGGCGTATGACTTCATGCTGAAAAGCCAGAAGGAGCGCGAAATGCAGAGGGCCGAGCGAAACTTCACGACCGCGCAGGCCGCGAAGAACGCGCTTCGGCTTCTGATGAACGAGGGGCTTGGCGAAGTCAAGGAGCACAACGGCAAGAAGTACCGCGTCGTGTCCGTGGGCGGTTCGTCCATCGAGCGCGCCAACGCGCAGTCCGAGGCGATGGGGCGCAAGTCCTCGCTGTCGAAAATCGCCGCCTACGTGCAGGTTGACGACGACGGGAAGCCGATTGCCGATCCCGCATTCTACATGGCCGTGAACAAGAGCGACGGCTCCAAGGCGTCCAAGTCGCTTGTCCCGCTCGACCTCGGGCGCGTGATGAACCAGTTCTCGACCTCGTTTGCAACGCTCAACAACGTCAGCGAGGCGGACGCCCGCGCGTCCACCGTGTCGGAGTTCGGCGGCCTTAATCCCTTCAAGTGGCAGGTCGGGGCGAACACGCCCGCGAGCGTACAGGCGGCACAGGTGCGCGCCGAGAGCGCGAAGGAGGTGCAGGAGCTGAAGAACAAGGGCAATCTCGAAGTCGCGCAGGTTGCGCCGAAGGGCGGCGGCAAGAGCGAGGCGGAGCTGAAGCTTGAGCAGGACAAGCTCGAACTCCGCCGACAGGAGCTTCAGGCGCGGATCGACAAGGGCGAGCGGTCCCAGCAGCTGAACGAGGACATCTTCGCCTACAAGCTCGCGCAGGACGGGCACAACGAGGCCGCGCAGGTCTTTTCGGGACTTCCCGCCGAAAAGAAAGCGCAGTTCCAGCAGGAATACCTCGACAGCATCGAGTCTCTCAAGAAGAAGTACGCCGGCGGACAGTCGAAGCCGACGGCGGATAAAGGCGAGATAAAGTCAGGCGATAATGGTGGATGGAAGGATGGCGTGGAATACACCGATGGCATGAATGTGCCCGTCGGCGGAAGTGTGACACGCAAGGGCAAAACATACTACATGTGGAGCGACGGGAACTTCCATTCAACCAAGGAGGCCACGAAGTGAGCGATTTCAAGACGCCTGAATTCATCGACGACGAAATGCCGTCTGCGCCGAAGTTCATCGACGATGCGCAGGCATCCGGCCCGAAATTCATCGACGACGGGGAAGGTCAGAAGACGGAATCCAAGCTTGCCGCGCAGCTTGGCATTAGCGAAGACGAACTGCGCGGCTCTCTCGGCACATCTTCGGTCTACTCTCCGAAGGCGCCGGAGAAGAGCGACAAGGTGAAGCGAAGCAAGGGCGAGCTGATGGAACTTGAGTGGCAGGCGCAGACGGGCCAGCGCGACGGGGCGGGCCGCTATGCCTTCGCGAATCTCGTCCCGTTCGCCGGCGGAGACTTCGAGCAGACGCAGAAAGACCGCCTGACGCGGATGAGGGACTTCATCGACGGCAAGCCGCATCTACAGAAGCGCGTCGTGAACGGACGCGAGCAGACGCCGGAGCAGGCGGCGCTCGGTCGCGGCATGTTCGGCATGATGATGGGGGATCGTCGCGACACGCTCGACGACATGATGGCGGACGAGGCGGCCTACCTGCTCGGCGCAAACATCACACAGACCCAAAGAGGCGACAAGGAGCCTCGTGCAGACTTCGAGAAGCGCCTGAAAGAGCTTGTCGACGCGAAGTTCAAGGAATCTGTTGGCGCACAGGAGGAGGCGCGGAAAAAGCTCGACGAAACCGACAGGGGCTTCACCGACAAGATCGTCGTGGGCGGCATGCCGTCCGTCCGCTACGTCGGCGAGATGGCGGCTGGCGGCATGCTCATGAAGGGCGCACAGACCGCAAAGCTCGGCTTCAACTTGCTGACAAAGGAGGGTCTAAAAAAGCTCTTCACATCGGAAGGGGCAAAGGAATTTGCGAAGGTCGCCGCGCAGAAGGTCGGCGTCGATGCGGCGAAGGCTATGCCGGCCACGATGTCCGGCACGGCACAGGGAATGCGCGAAATGGCGCGTGACGAATACGCGCTTGATCAGAACGGAAACGTCGTTGTGGCGTCCGAGGGCGACAAGGGCGATACGCTCGGAAAGGCTTTTCGCAACAGCTTCGCCGAGAACCTTCTGGAAAACACGGTCGGCGAGATCACGCGTCCTCTCGCAGGAAAGACCTTCTCCCTGCTCGGCAAGCACGGTGGCAAGATCGGGCGCGCGGCAAACCGCGTCTACCAGAACTACAACAGGCTGACGGACGTAACGGGCTTCGGCGACATGCTTTTTGAGGAGCTTCCCGAAGAGAACGTTCAGTATTTTTTCAGCGACGTTCTCGGCTGGGGGAAGAAAGACTCCGAGTACCGCGGCGTCATGGAGGAGTTGAGGCACGCCTTTACCGACGAGGGCGGGCAGTATACGGTTGGCGGACAGTGGAACACGATGCTGGCCATGCTTCTCCAGATGGGCGCGCAGACGGCGGTAGCCGGAGGGAAGACCGCAATACAGCACATCGACGCGAAACGCGACATCGGCAACCAGCTTGAAAGCGTCTGCGGACTTACGAAGGAGCAGGTCGGCGCAATGTCGCTCGGCCAGCGTGCTGCGTTCGCGAACGCGTGGAACGCGATGCACGACAACCCCGATGCGCTCAGGGGCGCGCTTGAAAAGGCGGGCGGCTATCTCGGCAAGATGGCCGACGAGCTGACGAAGCAGTCCACCTACAAGCTCCAGAAGGACGTGGCGGAATACGGCGAATCGCCGCGCCGTTTCGAGGTGCAGACCGAGACCGGGGCCGACGGAAAGCCTGTCCCGAAGTTCAGCAAGTCGATTCGCACCGACGGCGTGACGGGGAAGACGGAAGTCGTCAACGAAATGTACGACGAGAAGTCCGGCGTAACGATGATCGAGAACGGGGACGGCACATACGAAGTTCGCGACGAGATACACCCCGAGCGCGTATTCGCCATAGACGACTTTGGCGAGGCCCAGAGGTGCGCCGACTTCTACGCCCTCACGAACCAGAAGCAGTCCCTCGACAACGCCGTGAAGCGGCGCTACGCCGAACAGCTGACGCAGACGAAGTTTCAGCGTCCGACGGAGATTGCCGACCATGTGGGCGACGTATTCCGCGTCGTGCAGGGCGAGATTGCCAAGAACGGCGATTTCCACGGCATCAGGGACGTGTCCCAGCTGTTCGTCACGGGCAAGGACGGCTCGGTGACGTATCCGCCCACGTTGATCGGCGGTTCCGACGCCGGCGGCTTTACATGCCCGGACGGAACGGTCGTCATGGTTCTCGACAACATCGAGAGCGCGGCGGACATGAACCGCGTCCTTGCCCACGAATCGGGACATGCGGCTGGCAAGGGCGATCCGGCGGCAAGGCAGGAGATGCTTTCGCGCGTGTCGCCCGACACGGAGTACGGGAGGCTTCTCGGCCAGATGCGCGAGATGAACGAGGCTCGCGGCGAGGAGCGCAGGCTGCCCGAAGACAAGCTCCGCGAAGAGGCGTTTTCGCAGTGGCTCCAGAAGCGCGGGCACAATCCTTCGATAGGCCAGCGGATTTCCCATGCGCTTTTCGGCAAGGTCGGCAAGCTGAACGACGCCGATCTTGAGGTCATCGCCAGCCGTATCGAGAAGGAGAGCGCGACCGCGAACGGCGGCGTGGAGTTCATCCCGGCTAACGCAAACGCCGACCATACCGCCGTCGAAGAGCCAGAAGCGCCCGCCCCGACACAGGAACAGGCGCCCGAAACGGCAACCGAGACAAAAAACCCCGCGCCTATCGTCGCGGAAACCCCCGCCAAGCCCGCAGAAGCGCAGGGCGGCTCCGAGACGAAGAAGGTCACGCCTGAACCCGAAAACGCGCCCAGAGAGCGGAAAATCGCGTCTGTGGACGATGTTGCGCAAGCGGCCAAGGCGCCGCTGACCGAAGAGGAGCGCAAGACGCTTGCCGATGCTATGGACATGACAGGCGTTGAAGCCGTAGAAAAAGTGCCCGAATCGTCTGATTTCCTGTCGATTCTCGGGCAGGAAGCGCCTGTCGTTCGGCTGAACCCGAAAAAGGTTGACCGTTCCGACGCGATTCTGCCGAACATGAAGAAGGACGCCAACCGGACAAGCGGCATCACAAAGCCGCTTTCAGGCGACTGGCATCCGACGATGGGCGGCATTGGTGCGGTGTGGCTTACGAAGGACGGCAAGCTCGCCGTAATCACCGGACGGCACCGCAGCGAGATGGCCGACAGGCTGAATAAGTCCATGCTATACTACGTCTTCCGCGAAGCCGACGGCTTCACGAAGGATCATGCCGAGATATTTGACGCCGTGGCGAACATCCATGACGAGAAAGGGACAATAAATGACTACATCGGATTCCTCGAACACGCCAAGCCAACCCGAGAACAGGCAGAAAAGGCCGGAATCCTCTCGGGAAAAGGGCTCGTTGCATGGAGCATTTATTCAGATGCTACCGAAGCTGTCCGCCGCGCAACGGATCTGGGAGGAACGGGCGAAGAAGGGCTCATAACGCCCAATCAGGCAACGACAATCGCTCAGGCCGCCCCAAAGGGGGCGCACGAGCGCAATGCGTTCATCCAGTCCGTGCTGCTCCGCGCCGCGAAGAGTGGCATGAAAGGCAAGGCGTTTACGGGCTATGCCCGCGAAATGACGCGCCAGCTCCAGAGCGGTGCGGTCAACAAGAATCTCTTGCAGGGCGAGCAGATGGACCTCTTCCAGGACGAGAGTTTCCTTGCTATGGAAGCACTCACCAAGAGGCGCAACGAATACCGCCAGCGCAAGTCGAACATCTACGCGGAAGTGGCTTCAAACATACGCTCGGCCCTCAATCGCCAGGGCAAGCTGGAATTGAACGCCGAATATGCGAAGGAGCTCGGCGTGACCGACAAGACCGACAAGGCGCAGCTTGAAAAGGCTTACGATCTCGCAACGGAGCGCGCAGACTACTGGGATCCCGCCGGGACGCGCATCCTCGAAGACGCCGACGTGAAGACGATGGACGCGGAGATCAACGCCAAGGCCGACGCCGCGGCGAAGAAGCGCGCCGAAGCGAAAGCGAAGGTGGAGGCAATCAAGGCGAAGCGCGCGGGCAAGCCCGCCCCCGCCACACCGGAAACAAAGAAAGCGCCCGCCGAAACAAAAGCAAAGGTTTCTGAAACGAAAGCGGCGTCGCCTGAAACAAAGAAGCCTGTTTTGGAAACACCGAAGCCGAAAGCGGAAACGCCTTCTGCCGACAACAGCACTTCGGAACTTGCTCCGAAGCCCGAAAAGCAAACACCACCTGTTCTGGAAAGCCGAACAACTGAAAAGCCCGCAACTGCTTCCGCCGTGCAAACGCAAACAACTGCCGACGAGCCCGATCCGGCAATGGTGGAAAGGATATTTGCCAATACGATATTCCAGGGAGGCAACAGGGCGGCGAAGATAAAAGCCATTGTCGATACGTGGCGTCAGATAAGAGGCATGGTAAGGCCTGGCGAAAAGATTAACATTGCCAAAATCTATGAAAAAATCGGTTCACGTGACGCTGTTGACAGGGCGCTTGGATACCCCGACCCTTTCACAGGAAAAAGATGGGATGGACGCCAGGAGTATGAAGACAATAGTTTTGGCACATACAAGGTCACGCGCCCGCAGGAGGACGCCAAAAAGCCTGAAAAAACCCGCAGCCAGGAATCCCGACAGGTTGAGCAGAAGCCGAAGAAGCGCACGGTGAAGCTGAAAGACGCCGACGCCGAGAAGAAGGCGAAGGACATTCTCGACGCGCTCGACTTCGACACAAAGCAGCTCGACCCCGACAGGCACGAGCGCCGCACATTCGACATCCTCATGCCGGACGGCAAGATCGTCCAGGCCCACGGCTACACGCGCAGACAGGCGCAGGGGTACGCCAACAAGTACCACCCCGGCGGCGTCGCCTACGAGCAGGGCGGCGCGAAAAATGCTATAATAGCGTCACTGAGGGAAAGAGGTTATGGAAGCTACGTCAAAGCCAGCCAAGGATATCCTGACGCCGCAAGAGTATCAGGAACTGCTTTTCATCGGGCAGTTGCCGCGGGGATCACGCACGGACGAACAAAGTTCGAGGCGAATGCAGCTCTTGAGCAAGCTAATCAACAGGGGGTGGACGTTCGAGGCGGAAGCGGCATACGAAAGGGAACACGGCCTCTCGCCTCGGTCGTCGCAGGAAAATCCGAGCGGGCAAGCGAGCGCGGATGGCGCTACTTCTCCGACGGAACCGTCGTAATCCCGATCTTCGACGGAACGCCAGGGAAAGCAGCCAATGCCTTTCTGGACATTCTTCGCATCAACGCCGCGTTCGGCGGCTACGAAGTCACTGGCTACGCCGAGGACGAAAAGGGAAATCTCTACGCGGTCGCCAACGGTCCAAAGGTCGTTGCGCGCGCGGAACCTCTTTTCGAGAACCGCGAGAAGTTCCTGAAAGACCACGGCTTCACGAAATCTACCGATACGCGCTTCGGCGACAGATTGTGGGAGAAACAGAATCCGCATATTGTAGTTGACGAGGAGGAATTGAAGCTCGCTCGCACGGCGGACGGCGGATACACCGCGCTTCACGCTGCCATTTCAGGGCCCCTTGAAGCCGGGGTGGACTTCGACGACAAGAGCTTCGACTACGAGAAGTTCGGTCGGCTCGTCACGGGCGTCGGCAAGCTCGTTGACGTTCTTTCGGAGAGCGGACACAAGGACTTCAAGTCTCTCGCCGCGTACATCTACGAAAGCGACCCCGCGAAGTTCGAGCGGGCGAAGCCGGTCCTACAGGACATCTGGAACGCCGTCGCCAAGCAAAAGGGACTGGAGCGCGTTTCCGACGAACGCGCCGACGAAATTTATGGTACAATATCGGTATCCGCCGAGGAAGGAAACGAAAATGTCGATGTACGACAGTCTGGGAAGCCTGATGCGCCAAGCGCTGACGGCATATCGGAACTGCGACCCGCAGCTCCTGCTTCAGCATCTGGAGAAGAGGGACGCGGGAACGTGGCTACTCAACAGGGCGAAAGGAGCTCAGATCAGCCTGTACACGACGACGGAGAACGACGCGCAGCGGGCGTTTCTGTGGTCGGAGACGAAGTACGACAGCCTGTTTCCGAACTACACGAAGAGCGCGGACAGGGAGACGGTCAAAAAGCTGAACTACCACCTTCGGACACAAGGGAACATAGTGGACGAAGCACTGAAAGCGGCGAATCTGGGCGACGACTGGAACCCGGACAATCCGACGCCTTACACGGAGTAGCAGCTTCCGATCCGGTTGAGGCCGCGCATAAGGCGAGTCCCGAGAAACCGTCCAACTACGTCATTACCGACGAAGACGCCGAATGGCTCACGAACTCGACGCCCCGCGAGAAGGTCGCGAACAACATCGAGGTAATCAAACTTCTCAACGACCTTGAAGGGGAGGGGCGTCTGCCGACTCCGGAGGAGAAGACCAAGCTTGCGCGGTACGTCGGTTTCGGCGGCTTTCCACAGGCTCTCGACCAGAAGTACAAGGACGCATACGAAAAGTACGGCGGCATTCCGTCAAAGGAGCTTCCCGCGCAGACGCAGGCAGCCCTGCGTAAGCTTCGCTTCGGCTTGAAGGGGTTCGACAACTACGTGCAGCTCCGCGAGCTTCTCACGCCGGAGGAGTTCAAGGCCCTGCACCGTGCGACCATCGACGCATTCTACACGACGATAGACGTCTGCCGCGACATACATGCCGCGCTCAAGGCGTCCGGCTTCAACGGCGGGCGAATGCTCGAAACCTCCGCCGGCGTAGGCAACTTCATCGGCACGGGGCGTTATCAGGACGCGCAGTGGACGGCCGTGGAGCTCGACAAGACGACGGGCAAGATTCTCGGCTACCTATATCCGCTTTCCAACGTGAAGGTGCAGGGCTTCGAGGAGACGCCGATACCGCCCGGATTCATGGATGCGGTCGTGTCGAACGTCCCCTTCGGGCAGATTCACCTGCATGACCCCGAGTACAACAAGTTGAACTTCCCGATACACGACTATTTCATCGCGCGAGGCGTTGACCGTCTTCGCGTCGGCGGCGTCGCGGCGTTCATCACCTCAACGGGAACGCTCGACAAGCTCGACAAGTCGCTCATCCGCTACCTGGAGCAGCATGGCGGGAAGATCGTCGGCGCCGTAAGGCTCCCGAACGAATACCAGCAGAAGAACGCCGGAACAGCCGTCGCGTCCGACATCATCTTCATTCAGAAGGAAAAGGGCGAAGTTGACAATTCCGCGTTCGCGCGGAACGGCGAGATCGAGGGTCTGAAGATCAATGGATACTTCGCGGAGCATCCCGAGATGATATTCGCCACGGTGAAGCGGGGCACGAGCATGTACGGCAACACGCCCGCGCTGGAGTTTGTCGCCACAAAGGACCTTGCGGAACTGCCCGCCCTCGTCAAGAAGGCTGCGGAGGGGCTGAAATACATACCGGCCAACGAAGTGTCGAAGCCGGACCCGATTTCGCTCGACGCCGACAAGTCGGGTCTCAGGCGCGGCAACATCGGCATCGTGGACGACAAGGTCGTGAAGCGCGAGGGGGACATGCTCGTTCCCGTCGATACGTCCAAGATCAAGTGGCCCAAGAAGTTCAGCGACAAGGGATTCTCGTTCTTGGGCGCGGTCAAGCAGTTTATCGCCCTACGGGATGCGTACAACGCGTATATCGACGCGCAGAAGAACGGAACCGAAGATTCCGTGAAGATGAAGCGCTTGTCGCTCAACACGGCGTATGACGCGATGATTGCACGGTACAAGTCCTTCAACAACGAAAAGGTCATGCGCGAGCTGTTCGACCTCGACGATGCGGACGGAATCGTCCTGCAACAGCTGGAAGCCTATGATCTCGTGCCGGACGGCGTTGGCGCAAACGGCAAGCCGAAGATGAAGAAGGCCAACTTCCGCAAGTCCGACGCGCTGAAGAAAAGGACGCTTTTCGGGGCGACAAGGGCTACCAAGGCCGACACGCCGATGGACGGCCTTCGCATCTCGCTCAACGAGTGCGGGCGCGTGAACATCCCGCGCATCGCAGAACTGACTGGACTTCCCGCCGACGAGGTGCAGAAACAGCTCGTACAGAGCGGACACGTCTTCCAGAATCCGTCCACGGGTTCGTTCGAGACGCGCGACGAGTATCTTTCCGGATCTGTCCGCCGCAAGCTCCGCGAGGCGCGGGCGGCCGCAGACGTAGATCCCGCGTTCAACAAGAACGTCGAGGAACTGGAGAAGGTTCAGCCGGAGGACAAGCCCGCTACGAAGATACGGTACCAGATGGGCCAGAGGTTCATACCGAACGACATGTACCGCGACTTCCTCGCCGAAGTCGTGTTCGGCTGCAACCCGAACCACGTCACGGTCGGCTACGACGAGAAGGCCGACACCTGGCGCGTGACGGGCGAAGCGGTAAATCCCGAATATGCGCGCCGCTCACCAATTAGTCTCGAGGAGCTTCTTAAGCGAATCTTCAACGGCTCCCCGCTTACGATCAAGGACAGAGTGGACGACGGAGGCGGAAAGTACCACTACGTGCTTAACCCGCAGAAGACACAGCAGGCCGAATCGCTCCGCGACGACCTCACCGCCGCAATGTCGAAATGGCTTGTCGCGACGCCCGAGCGCGCGGAGCGCGTGAAGCGGTCGTACAACGACATGATGAACGACGACGTTCCTCGCAGGTGGGACCCAGACCTCATCACGCTCGACGGCATCAGCGACGTATGGAAAGGCCGCGCCAACACGCCTGGCTACGAACATCAGAAGCGGACGATCGCGCGCGGTGTCCTCGGCGGCAACCTCTGCATCGCGCACTGCGTGGGCGCCGGCAAGAGCTTCGAGATGTTTTCCATCTGCATGCAGCTCCGCCGCCTTGGGCTTGCGCAGAAGCCGATGCTGACCGTGCCGAACCACATGGTGGAGTCCGGGCAGGTCCTGAAGGAGTTTCTCGAGGCCTATCCCGGCGCGAGAGTCCTTGTGGCGACGTCACGCGACCTCGCCACGGCGAACAGACGCAAGTTCCTCGCCAAGGCCGCGAACGGCGACTGGGACTGCATCGTCGTTCCGCACTCCTCGTTCTCGCTCATCGGCATGGACCCGAAGGTGCAGGCCGAGTACATCCAGAGGGAGATCGACGATCTGCGGGAAATGATGGAGGCGGAGGCGCGCGAAAGCGGCAAGAAGGGCAACGCCGTGAAGCGCATCGAGAAGAAGATCGCCAACAAGACGGCGAAGATGCAGAAGCTCCTCGACGCGTCCAAGAAGGATTCGACCGTGCCTTTCGAGAACATCGGCGTCGACTACCTTCTCGTTGACGAGGCCCACAACTTCAAGGGGCTCGACATCACGACGCGAATGCAGAACGTGTCGGGCGTCACCGGCTCCGTCTCGCAGAGGGCGCAGGACATGGAGATGAAGTGCCGCTATCTGTCGAAGCTTCACGGCGGCGACAAGGGCGTGATATTCGCGTCCGGCACGATAATCTCCAACTCCATCAGCGAGATGTACACGACCATGCGCTTCCTTTCGCCGACGAAGATGGCGGAAATGGGCGTGCGGCGGTTCGACGACTGGGCGCGTGCGTTCGGCGTGGTGGAGACGAAGCCGATGCCGAGGGCGTCCGGCAAGGGCTATCAGGAGAAGACGCGCTTCGCGAAGTTCCAGAACCTCGTGGAGATGAAGAAGTTCTTCCATTCGTTTGCGGACGTAGTTCTCGACGAAGACCTCAACATCCCGCGTCCGTTCATGATCGGCGGAAAGCCCATCGTCCACAAGATACCCGCAGACCCTACGCAGGTCGCCAAGGTCGAAGAGCTGGACAAGCGCCTTGATTCGTTCAAGGGCGGCTACGACCCCAAGATCGACAATCCGCTGAAAGTCGTTACGGAGGGTCGTCTCGTCGCGATCGACCCGTCCCTTCTCGGTCTCAAGAGCGAGCACAGGCGTCTCGAATCCGCCGCGGACGAAATCTACCGCATCTGGCAGAAGTCCACGGGAAAGGCGGCGAAGGACGGCAAGACCGTTCTCGACGGAACGCAGCTCGTGTTCTGCGATTCGGGCGTGCCGAAGCCGCGCAAGTTCTCGCGCGTCGTGCAGACTTCCGACGGAGGCTTCGCCACGAAGAGCGGTAACTACTGGCAGTTCTACGTCTCTCCGGTGGACGCGAACGGATTCCGCCATGCGCGGGCCGTGAGGAGCGACGGCGCGAAGTTCAGCCCCAAGCCGTTCCTCGACCACCAGCAGGGCGGAGTGGAGGACATTTCGACCGTCTACGCGGCGTTCGAGGAGATGGCGCTGACGGCGGCGGAGTACAACGTCTCGCACAAGATGGCCGACAAGAAGCATGCGGCTGAACCGGCCGGAAGCCCGTTCGACATAAACGCGTGGATAGACCAGAACGCCGCCACGCTCGGCTACGACATCCGTTTCGAGAACCCCTTTGCGCAGGAACGCGCTTCCGCGCCGGAGGAACTCGACGAGGATGTTGACGAGGGAATAGCCGAGGAGGACGAAGAGGACGGCGAGGAAAACGGCGATCCCGACGAGAAGCTGAACGGCGATGTGGGGGTCGAGAACATGCTGCGCGGCAAGTTCAACATCTACGCACATCTAAAGCAGCTTCTCATCAGGCGCGGAATCCCCGAGAGCGACATAGCCTTCATCCACGACGCGGAGAATGCCGACATGAAGCGTGCTCTCTTCGCCGACTTCAACGGCGTCAACACGAACTTCCGCGGCGGCAAGCGAATCCTCATCGGCAACACGCCGAAGATGGGCGAAGGCGCGAACGTGCAGAAGCGTCTCGTCGCGATACACCACCTTGACGTGCCGTGGAAACCCGCCTGGCTCATCCAGCGCGACGGGCGCGGCATCCGCGCAGGAAACCTCAACGCGGAGATCGGCATCCATCGCTATGTCACGGAGGGCACGTTCGACGTATATTCCTACGACAAGGTTTCCACCAAGCAGCAGTTCATCAACCAGGCGATGAATCATGACATGTCCGTTGACGAAGTGGAGGACGTGGACGACGCCGTTCTCTCCGCGGAGGAGGCAAAGGCGGCGGCGGCAGGGCCTCTCGGAAAGTACATGCTGGAGCGCGTCAAGCTGACCGAGAGTTTGCGCAAAGCCGACCTCACGCTGTCGAACCAGCGCTCCGACCTTCGCAACGCGCAGCTTGGCATGGAGAGCGACCAGGAGCGGCTTGAGCGGACAATGCGGATCGCCGAGGAGACGAAGAAGAAGATTTCCGACTTCAACGCCGCGAAAGGCGACAGTCCGTTCGGCATCGAGGTGGTGGACACGGAGGGCAGCTTCGCCGGAAAGACGCTCACCGACAATGACGAGATCGCGCGGTTCCTCGCCGACAAGTGCAACCAGTTCGTGCGCAAGGGCGCCGAGGACGGCATCATCGGCAGACTGTACGGATTCCCCGTGTGGTGGCACGAACACCGCGGCTCGTCTGGTATCGAGCCAAGCGGCGCGATCGAGATACCCGCGCTGAGAAGGGACGTCACTTCGAGCGCGCCCGGAGTGCCGAATATCCCGATAGTGAACCGCGTCGCGGTGATAACGAAGGGCACGGTCGCGCTGCTGAAATCGGCAGTTACCCGAGCCACGGGCGAGGGCGTGCTGGCAGAGCTTGACCAGAGCGTCGAAGCCGCCAAGCGCCGCTTCGAGGCATCCGCCGAGTCGCTTGCCAAGATGAGCGTGGACGAATCGCTGCCCGGCAAGATCGACGACATGATCGTGCGTCTCGCCGAAGTGAACGGCATACTCGGCATCAAGGACGAGGGCGCTAAGAAGGCCGCGGCAAAGATACTCGACGAGCGCATCAACTCCGACCGCGAGGCGCAGGCGGCGGCGATCGCGCTTGCGAAGATAAACCAGCCCGTTCCAGTCGAACGCCAGATAGCCGACCTCGAGAAGGAGATGGGCGAGGTCGAGTTCGACACAAAGGACCTCGACCCCGACCGCATCGGCGTCGTTCCGACTTCCGAGGAGGACGTGAAGCTCTACGGCTTCACCAACGCCGAGATCGCAGGCGCAATGACGGCGGCGGGCATGGAACCGCCGAAGCACGCGGTGAAGACGGACGAAGTTCTGATGAAGCAGGCCGACGCACTGCTTTCCAACCGCGAGTACATGCGCAAGCTCGCCCATGCCGTCTACCAGAAGGGCCGCGCCACCCGCGACTACGAAAACGTCGCGCTCGGCATCTACGCCGACCAGTGCGCGAGCGTGCTCAACGACGCGAAGTCCGCAAGCGACGACATGGAGAGGATGGTCGAGGAGCTTCCGTCCGACACGGACGCCGAGACGGTCGAAGAGCTGAAGAAGCGCGCCAAGGAGATGAAACTTGAGCTCGCGAAGGCGCAGCGCGAGTTCCGCGAGGCGTCTGTCGCGAAGATGCAGGGCGCGTCCGAACAGGGCAGGGCGCTCCGCTCCAACCGCATCGCCGTGGATGCGGCGGACTATTCCTACGCGGGACTTCGCGGCATGGTGCAGACCGAGCTCGGCGGGATGGAGATTCCCGGGAAGATGGACGCGGAGATCGGACGTCTCGCCGAGAACTTCAAGAATCTCGACGAGCAGCAGCGGCAGATGGCCGTGGAGCGCCTGAAGCTCTTTTCGCAGAAGATCGTGGACGACATAAAGCGCGGGGACAAGACGCGCTCGATGACGCCGCGCGGCGCGGGGAACGAGCTTAAGCGCGTCACGCGCAACTACAACGACGCGCTGAACCAGATCGAAGTCCACGCGGACGAAGCCGGCGGCACGCTCATCGGCCTCGCCGACCAGCTGTATCCGTCGTGGGGCAAATGGCTCAGGGCGATCGGAGAGTACCATTGCTTCATGAACCCCGACATTGACGAGCAGGGCGTGATAGACGCCATACGGCGGGACGTCGGGCAGTTCCTCGACGACGGCATCGACGAAGAGACCGTGCGCGACGTGCTGACGGGATTCGGGCAGAACTACCGCCAGAGTCGCTATGACTCCCAGCGCAAGATGAACGACCTCAAGGCGCAGTCTCTCGCAAAGCGGCAGCGCGACTACATGCTGGAGAACGGACGACTTCCGCCGCAGACGGGCATGGTGCGAGACGAGCCCTCCGACGAAACGCGGGCGCTCCGCCGCGAGGTCCAGGAGATGAAGAAGGACATCGACCAGCAGGAGGGCGGTCCGCGTGCGCTCAAGGGCGCGCTCGACTCCGCCAAGACGCGCATCAAGAACCAGATAGCCGATCTCGAACGGGCAATACTGCGCGGGGAGAAGATCGAGCGGGCGCGGCGCACCGTGGTGGAAGATGTCGAACTCCACAACCTGAAAGCGAGGCGCGACGAGCTGCGCAAGACCTACGACGACCTCTTCGGGGAGAAATCGACCCTCACCGACGAACAGCGCAGGGCGCGCGCAGAAAAGGCGCTCCAGAAGGTTCTTGAAAACGCCCTGGAGCGGCTTGGGCGCGCAAGGACGGGCGACTTCTCGAACAACCGCGTCGCCAACCCCGTCACGTCTGACGAGATCGAGCATCTGCGCGAACAGATACGGTGGACGAACGAGACGTACCGCGCGCTGAAGAAGGCCGCGTTCCCCGAAGGGACGCCCGAGGAGATCGAGAAGCGGAACGCCATGCGCATGAAAGCGCGCGAACGGGCGATTCTCCGCATACAGGAGAAGATCCTGAACGGCGACATAAGGCCGACCGTCCGCAAGACTCCGCCGATGCCGGAGGACATGCAGAGCCGGTACGACGCGATGGGCGAAGAGCTGCGGCGGGCGCACCGCAAGATGCGTCAGCTCCGCGCCGAGGCGAGGGAAATGCTACGGCCCGTCTACATGCGCAAGATCGGCGACGCCTACCGATTCATCGACGGCGTATGGAAAATGGCGACCGCATCGCTCGACCTCACGCAAGTGGGCAACCAGACTGGCTCGCTTGCCGTCGCGCATCCGGCGATAACGGCACGGAGCTTCACGCAGTCCATTTCGGCGTTCACCAGCGAGGCCAACGCGGAGAACATCGAGAGCGACCTAATGACCGAGCCCGTGGTGAAGGAGGCCGTAGACAACAAGTGGCTGCACTGGAAGAAGGCGGGCGACTTCGCGGAGAACCGCGGCGACCGCGTGGAGTTCTTCGACGCGATCGACAGGGGCTTCACGATAGGCGGGCGCACGGTACGGCTGACCGACATCCCGGTGTATGGCACGGCGATAGCGAACAGCGACCGCCTGTATGCGACCTACATCAACACCGTTTCGGCAAACCTCTACTCGACGATTGTAAAGGATCCCGGGCTGTTCCCGTCCGGAGCGTCTACCTTCGAGAAGAAGATGGTCTGCGACATGATAAACGTCATGAATGGCTCGGGAACGCTCTCGAAGAACGCGCGCAGCGTTCTCGGGAAGGTTTTGTGGGCGCCTGGACTCGTCGATTCGCAGTTCAAGCGGCATCTCGGCTACACGATCTGGCATCCGTGGATGGCTTCTGCCGAAGAGGACGGATCCGGCACGATGAAAGAACGCGCCCGCATGTCGTGGCTCGGCACGAAGGAGTTTTTGAAGTCGCACATCGGCGCAATGCTGCTTGGGGGGCTTCTCCTCGCGCTCTTCGGGCGAGACGACGACAAGGACAAATTCAAGAGGGCTTCGCTCGCGCAGAAGGCGATTATGCTCATGGCACCGCGCATCGGGCACACGCAGCTTGACTTCACGGGCGGCGAAGTGGCTTTCGGCCGTCTTGGAAACAAGCTCCTGTCCGGCGTCAAGGAGGGCGGAAATGGACGCACGACGCCGATCCGCGACTACTTCGGGGAGGTTGCGCACTTCTTGCGCGGACGCGTCACGCCGCTCATCAGCAACGCTTTTGCGGCGCTTGCCGGAAAGGATTACGCGGGACAGGACTACGGCCCGCTCGAAGTGATGCTGTCGCTTGCCCCGATCTCGTTGCGCGATGCGGGCAAGTCGATATGGGAGAACGGCAGGGACGGCGAATGGCTGACAGGCATCATCGGGGCGTCGCTCGTAATGACAGGGTTCGGCAAGGGCACCTACCGCAAGGACGACTACAAGATACTGTCGAACAAGTTCCGCGAGGATTATTCAAGTATCGAGAAGATCGCACGCGACCCGATGCTCGACGAATCGGAGAAAGAGGAGCTCATCGAGAACATCCGCACATCCAATCCGCTGATGAAGCCGGAGGTCGCCGCTACAATCATCGGGCACGTTCGCCAGGTCGATTCCGAGGAAAGGGAAATCAACCGCAGCATCAAGAAGCTGGAGCTTGCGCGCACGAATCCGAACCCGAACATCAACGTCGCGGAAGTTCAGAAGGAGATCGAAAAAGCGCTCTTGGAACTCAACGCCGAGAAGGAGAAAGTCGTCAAGATGATACGCGACAACCGATGACGCGCAGGGTGCTCAAAGTGCCCGCGCGTCGCAAGGAAGTCACAAAAAACACGCCCCGATTCTAACAATTTATATTTGATTCTAACATTTCTCTACATGATTCAACGCGTCATTACGTGTTTATATCTCGCCAAATTCCCAACCCCTGCGCGATTTCCTGTCACTATTGCGCCTATACTGCCAGTTTGGTATAATACCATTGAATAGGTAGAGGCGGGTTGACGCGGGTTTGGGCTTATGGTACAATGCTCTGCGTTGTTTTTGTGATAGTAGGATTCTGCAATGGAATCTTGGTGTCACATCTGAATCACATAGAGAAAAACTACACATGGAGAGACAACCATGAGTTATTTGCCGAAGTCTGTTGTTGAAAACAACATCAAACGACGGGTCAGGAAGGACCGCAAGGGCGGCGAACGCATCAGCTTCGAAGCGTACTTCGGAACTGATCCGTTCTCGAAAGCCCCTGTGCGGAAGACCAGGAACACAATCGAGGAACTCAAGAAGGACATCAAAGATTTCTTCCTTCGCCATCAGGCCGGAGGCGACGCCGCCGTGAGGTTGAATCCAATGCAGGCGCTGGACGCGAGGAACGCCCTTGACGAGCTTGCGATGGCGAAGATCGCAATGTCCCTTACCGACGTCGTGCGCGCGTTTCTGGACGGTTCTGCGAGGGCCGAGGAAGACGGAAGCGACAAGACGCTGGGCGAGGCCTGGGGGGAGTTCTACAGATCGAAGCCCGAAGGCGACGACAAGCGGACTCACCGCTACACGACCGGAAAGTTCGTGCAGACTTTTGGAGCCGAAAAGAAGCTGTCCGTCGTGACGGCAAAGAACGTCGTGGACTATCTTACCGCCAACTACGGACAGCACAAGCCCAAAACATACAACTCCCATCTCCTCGGAATAAAGACATTCTTCAACTGGTGCGCAAAGGACGAGCGAAAATACATACCCAAGAGCCCGATCAAGTCGGTCAAGTTCAAGGAAGAGCCCTGGGAAGAGCCGGAGTATATGAAGGTTGAGGACGTGGAACGCCTGTTCCGGATCCTTGAATCCGAGAAGAACGAACACCCGGAATACCTTGCGCAAGCCATTGTCGGATTTTTCTGCGGGACACGCGCGGTGGAGATTCGCCGCATGGCCATGATTGAGGGCGCGGCAAAGATACACCTCGACGATGAGACGGTGCGCATCGCAATGGGCAAGGGATTCCAGCGAGGGAAGATGCCGAGGGCGTTCCATCTCGAAAAGACGGCAATGGCGTGGATCAAGTCCTTCGACTTCATGGACGCCATCAAGAAGGTCGATAAAAAAACGATCGCGAAAATATACAAGCTTGCGAGAAAGCACAAGGTGCCCGTGTTCCAGAACTGCATAAGGCATACCTTCATCACATATCACGTCGCAGCATTCGGCAATCCAGCAAACACACAGGCTATTGTCGGAACAAGCAAAAGATACTGCGCTATGAACTACTGCGGGCTGGCGAGCAAGAAAGACGGAGAGGCGTACTTTGCGATCATGCCGAGCGAAGCGGCCGAGCATAGCCCGACCGTCAATTCTTAAATTTTTTCAGAAATATTTTGGACGGGATTTGGACATTTCCGCAAATAAAAATCGGCGTAGTTTTGTCTGGCTACGCCGATTTTTGCTTGATTATCGCGCCGTTATTTGCTGCTCTGCAAATTACCCGCAAATAAAATTTGGACAATTTTTCAGAATTATTTTATCGCAGTCTTTCGATACAGTCCTCAATGCAGTCGCGGACTTCGACGTAAGACCCGTAGGCGAGTATCTTGCCGAGCTTCACGACGAGATGCAGACGGCGGCACCTCGGCTCGCCCCATTCCGGGTGCTTGACGGTCGTGTATCCGCGAAGGTCGTAGCCGATGATCTCGACGGCAAGGGCGCGAGACTTCATTGTGTAGCCATTGCGGAAGACCGCAACGCGCGGTCTATGCCAGTAGTTCACATCGTTGAACGCGGCAAGATAGGCGCGCTGGACTTGGCGGTGTTCGCAGTCGCGGTACTCTTCGAGCTTCACGCCCTTTGCGATCATGTTGAACCACTTGGCTTTTAGGGTGAGGTTGAGTTCTGGTTTCATTTTGTGTCGCCTTTCGTCATTTTGCCTTCGGGGTCCATGCGCCGGAGAATGAACATAGCCTGATTCTTCGCGTCTCTCCGGCTTACCTCCGGGCCGAGGCAGGCGTCGGCTCCAGCGAACTGCAAGTAGCCGTCGATGTAGACTGTCACACAGACGGAATGCGCGGTTCCGTCTTTTATGCCAGTAGCCTTGCGCATTTCGTCTATCACGCTCTGTCCGTGGTCGTGGGCGCGTTCGTCGAACTGCCCAGGTGCATATTTCGTGGCAGGTTTCGCCCTAAGCGGGCAAATGAGCTTCTGTGCAAAGGACCAGTTGGGTGCGTTGCACGCGACTGTATCGCACCAAGTGCAATCCTTGTTGGTGCAGGAAACGTATTCACTCATGGGATTCTTCCTTTTTTGGTGGATGATAGGTAGTTGCGAAGTCTTTAACGGCGGCGGTCAGGTCTGCGGCGAAGCGCATCTCGCTGTCGGACGCCTTTAGATCGACGACATCGACGGTGACTTCCTTCGGAGTCGCCAAGCCGGTGTTATCGCGAATGTCGAGAGTTATTAGCATTGTATTGATTCTCCCTATTTTACCGTTGCCTTTCGTGCACGGTTGAACTTGAAGAACTTAAAGGGCTTGGCGTATTTGCGACGGGCCAGCGCGTCGTGGCGACGTTTCGCGGCGGTAATGCCCGTCTCCTTCGGGATGATCGCCTGAAAGCCAATAAACTCCAAATGGATGTAGTCTTTCATTTCGTGAATATCGCCTTTACGATTGCTTTTGCAGTTTGAACAGGGATCGAATTGCCGATCTGCTTTACCTGGTCGGCGCGCGTACCCGCGAGCTTGTAGCCCTTCGGGAAGGAATGGGCGGCGGCAAGCTCCGACGGCTTCAACATGCGGATTCGCACATCGAGGAGCCGTCCGTCTTCAAGAACAGCAAACACACCCTGCACGTTGTCGCATGTCGTGAGGGTCTGGAGCGGCTGCTTGGCGGAGCGGACATGTCCGGAGTCGTGTCCTCCGGGACGGCTCATGTCGAGAATCGCTACATCAATCTTCCTGATAGAGCCAGCCGTCGCCACTGTAGGGCACGGCTCACCATCCGGGCGGAGTTGCGCCCCGCCTTGCTGACCGAGGACGAACGACCTCACAACGGCGAAATGGTCTTTGCTGGTCTGCGTTCCAATTGGCTGCTTTATCCTTCGGGCCTTGCCGTTGTTCGTTATCTCAACGATGATTGGCTGGCAAAGCTCGTGGTGCGCACCCGAACAGGCGATTGCTGAAAGCGGCTCGTCCACGGATGCGCAGTCCTGGTTGTTGCGCATCTTGAGAATGAACGGCGTGCAAAGCGCGTGGTGGTTGCCGGACGTGGTGACGGTTGTCAGCGGATCAGCAACGTCCTCCACGGTCGCATGGTTGTTCAGCTTCACCAGAAACGGACGGACAATCATCGTGCGGTTGTTGGTGTGCTGTGTCCGTAATGGTTTCGTAAGCGGAAGTATGCGGGATTCGTCGTTTTCGCCCGCGCCGAGCATGTCGATCTGAAAGTCGATGCCGCAGTATTTACGCAGACCCACGGCGACGCGGCGCAACGTGTTGTGCGCGAGAGGGTTCTTGCGCCCGAAGATGGAGTGTCCGATGTCGGAATAGTCGAGGCATTCGTTTACGCCGCGCCACCTCTTCAATTCGTGGCCGAAAAGATCGGGTTGCGGGTTCTCCGCGTGTGTCGGTTCCGGCCAGCGAATCTTGCCGCAGCCCTTCTTGACCGCGATGAGGAAGAAGCGCTTGCGTGAAGTGGCGTCGCCGTAGTCGGCACAGTTGAGTATGCGCCATTCGTAGGCGTAGCCACGGGCGGTGAACTGCTGGAGCCAGGCGTTGAAGCATTCGCCTTCAAGTCGCTTGATCGGCCTGCCGTCTTTCGTGAGCGGGCCCCACTTCGTGAACTCCGGGACATTCTCGATTGTCACATAGCGGACGTGCTTGTTGTCGATAAACTTCCATATCTCGTTTGGCTGGGAGCGGAGCTGATTCGACCTCGGCTTGCCGCCTTTCGCGCGCGAGTGGTGTGTGCAGGACGGCGAGGCGTGGAGAAGGTCAATCACATCCACGTCAATGTCTTCCGGCGTCGCCGCATCAATATCCATCTGGAGGGCCTTGACCTCTGGATGGTTGCTGCGCATCGTCTCAATGGCGCGATCCCAGTGATTGATCGCAAACTCTATAAAGGCAAGGCCAAGCTCTTTCATTGCTTCGCGGAAGCCGGTGGAATAACCGCCAGCACCGCAATAAAGGTCAAGCATGACAATCGGGCGGCTCATGATTTGTTCTCCAGCATGAATCCGCTGAAATCATGGACCGTATAGCCGTTCAGCTCCATGCGGGCGAGCGCGGCCTGAGCGTTTGTCATGTACTGCCGATCATAGCCGGGCAGACGCAGTTCCTGCGCGAACGAGACTTCGCAGGGGAGCGCCATGCAGTCGTCCGGCACGACATGGACGCGCATGTCCATCACCGTTGTTCCCGGCTTCACGATCGGCTTCTCGCCAAGCGGCACCGCAATGCCCATCGCCCTGGCAAGCTCGCGGCAGAGGCATGAGGCGAAGGTCTCCGTCATCAGAATGCGGTTCGGGTAGATGTGGTGCGTCTCGCGCCAGAACATCTCGCGCTGAATCTTGACGAGCTTCACGGCGTCGGGGATGAATCCGAGCGAAACTGCCCGTGTGTCGCGACACGCAGAAGCGGGAATGCTGCGGGAGCGCGAAGGGCGCTTTGTCAAGCTGCTGGTCCTGTTCATGGTGCCGGAATCCTCTCGGGGATAATTTCAAGGTCTGCGGCGAGAGCGTTAAGAAGTTCGGTTTTCGCTCCCGCCGACCGCTCCCATCCCGTAAGAAGATAGATGGCGTCGCATTGAGCGAGAGCGCTCATTTCCTTGTAGAGAACGACATCGAGGAGCTTCTTGTCGTTATTTAGCTGTTCGATCGTGCCGACGGTTGCGCCGATCTCCGTTGGGTTTACGACGTCCCAACCCTTCTGCCGAAGCTCTGCGGCGATGCGGTCGAACTTCGGGTAGTTGTTGAAGGGGAGTCCGCGCATCGGACCTGCTATGTAGATTTTTCTGCTCATGGTCTGGTGGGGCGTCACGCCCGCGAGGGGCGTGACGTCATGTTGTGGATTGATTACTCGACGATGCACCAATCCTCGGAGAGCATGTCGGTCTGCGAGGCAAGCCAGCCCATGACGATTGTGCCGTCTGCGGCTTTCATCGTGATGTAGGGCACAACCTTGACCGTGCCGCCGTTCTGCTCGGCGTACTCGGCGTTGGGCTTGCCCCAGATGCCTGTCGCGGGAATCTCCTTGGGGCCGTCGCAGAGCGGAACGCAGAGCCACATGCCCTTGCCGTTCCAGCCCTTGCGAGCGACTTTCTTGCCACGCTTCATGACTTCGATGGCTTCGCCGAAGGTCATGCCGTCAACCGGGCGACTGACCGCTTCAAACTCGGCCTTGGGGCACCACGAGACATACTCGTTCGGCTCGCCCTTGCGGTAGGTGATGACGTAGCCTACGTCAGCGGGGTCGCGCTCGATGTTCGCGCCGCCCGACTTCGGGAACTTCTCCTTGAACTCGCCGAAGGCCATCGGCTCTGCATCCACCTTATTCACTCTTATGTATTTCATTTTGTTGTTTCCTTTGTGTTGTTATTCCCGGCGGGATTGCCGGAAAAGGGTTCTTTGCAAGGCTTGCGACACTCGTTGACTACCGCAACGACGGTGACGCAGACAGCCACAATAATGGCGACGAAAAGTATCGACACGCCGACGATTGCAAGACAGTCGGAAGGGGTCACGACGCGCCTCCTTCCGCCAGTGGGTCAACGCCGTAGTTGAAGCACGTCAACGCCTTGCGGAGCAGCCGGTAGTGCCTCACGGCTTCCGGCCAGTCTCCCTTCTTCATCGTCTTTGCGTAGCGGAGCGCCGTGCGGTACAGATGCTTGGCGTTCCTTACGAACTCGCCCGTCACGATTACATTTTCGCTCACTTTGCGCCTCCTTTCAATCTTATCAATATTCCGTCTAAACGGACACGTTCGTTTTCTACGGTCTTAATGAAGTCAGATAGCCCTGCCTCCATTTCCGCCGCAACTCCTGTCATTATAGGCTCCATATTATCATTTAGCCACTTATCAAAGCATTTCCAGAAGTATTGCTGATTTGCCACACAAAGGAATGTCGAGCAACTGCTACGCCCATAGTATCCGTACCATGAGTCAAATGATATTTCATGTTTCCCCGTTCCGGTGAAGCGCGAATCTTTATTGAAGCCACGATTGTACTTGTCGCAACTCGGTTCGCGAGTTTTTTCCGTATACTCTTTCGTGAAGAATTTCCGGATTGCAGAAATATCATCTAATGCTCTTACGGCATCTTCTACGCTACCCACCCTATTACTCATTTCGCGCATCCTTTCTTTGCCCACGGCACCTGACGAATCTGGAGGTGCTTGGGAAATTTTGTAATGTCGCGTTCGCATTTGCCGTTCAAGTCAAGCTGTTTGACGAACACGGAAACGCCTGCGGTGAGGCATTGTTCAACAATACTCTCAATCCATTCCAGCTTGCACGGTCTGCGGCGTGGACCACTCTCGCAACCTGTTGCAACCCATTTGAAAGGCATATCTTCCGGCGCGATGTAGTGCAAACCAAGGTCGATAGGCCCGAGCAATGGTTCAGCCGACAGCCAGCCATTCACGCCAGGCTTGGCTTCCGCTCGCCACGTATTAAATCGCCTGTTGTACCATTCCTGGTTCTCGGCCGTAAAACCAAAATAGGCGTTGTCCATAAGCGTGTAGTTGCGCAGGGCATCGCACATCTTGTCAACGCGCTTGGTGCAAAACAGGTAAGTTGCGTCGTTCAGCGCGGGCGAACCATCCTTCTTGAAGTGGAAGAGCTTTGCGAAATACGACCATATCTGTGGAATGTCCACCCATTCGCCAAACAAGTCAGTCGCATTGCCGCAAAACACAACGCCTTTTTGCGGTGGGTTTATGCGTGTCGTTTCGTGTGGATCGAAACTCTGTTTCCAGCGGGTTGAAAACGCCTCTCGTGCATAACAGTTGTCACACGCGGGCGAGCACAGCTTACATCCAAGAATCGGATTCCACGGCTTGTTCCAATACTGCGCGCGGGGCCATTGGATGAGTTTGCTCATTTTGCACCTTCTTTCAAGTCCTGCTTGGCTTCGTCGACGCGGGAAGCAAGCATGTCCGCCGTGTGTGTCGCAATTATTTCGCGCGGATATTTGCCAAGTGCGGCATCGAAGTCTTTCAATGCGTCGCCCGTCAGATTGAATGCCCCCATGTGATGAGCAATTGCGACAGCCTCTACGGGCAGGAGTACAACACCGAGTTCAGCGACGGCAATCATAACAGACGCCGTGCCGTGTCCGGGGTACTCGGAATGACTATAGGCATAATGAGTGCCATCCAACGTGCGAGGGTCAGGGGTTAGTTCATAGCATTTGCACTTTACAAGATCGTGCAACATGCCGATTATGTACGGCGATTCAGGACGCGGCCACTTGATTTCCATTGATTCGGTAAGCTGTAGCAGCCATGTTGTGACATTGGCACAATGCTCGGCCAGACCTCCGGCTACGGACAGATGGTGGCTCTTTGAAGCGGGAGCGGCAAAGTAGCCGATTGACGCAAGCTTGTCCTTCGAAGTGGGGACGTGGTTAAGGTATTCGTTAATTGTGGTGGTGTTCATTTTTAATTATTCCCTTGTCGTTTCCGGGATTGTGATTGCCAGTCTGAAGATTGGCACGAAACTATCTACGCTCTTTAAGGACTCAAGCGTGACGACGGCGGTGTCGAAGGAGCCGTTGTGCTCGCAGAAACAACGGATTGTCTCTGCGAGCTCGCGGGCCTTGCACGGTAGTTCGATTACCTTGGTCGGCATGGCGCACCTCATTTGCCGCGAAGGACAAGTGCGCGCTCCTCGAGGGAAACGGCGTCGTTCGCCGCCTCGAACGTGGAGAGCGTTATCGAAGCCGACGCGTCTTCGAGGTCCTGAATGGCCGAAGACAGCTCCGAGACAACGTGCAAGCGGACGATCTTTGCTTCGTGCCAGATGTCACGCGCAAGGTCGTTCAGCGTGTAGCGGAACGAGCCGTTGTTGACGCGGTAGATGAGCGCAAGCGCAAAGATGTTCGCGGCGAAGCTAAGGTCGTCTGGGAAGTCCGTGCGCTTCTTGATCCACGATTCCAGGTTTTTCTTTTCCCACTCCTTGACCTTCTTCACGGCCTCCTTGAGCGACTTGGCGCGTTCCTTGTCGGTCGTGTTGACGGACTTTTTCTCGTCCTCGTTCGCAGTCGGGTCTTTCGTTGCGTAGCGGACGGCGAGATTGCCGTTGTAGTCGTGGTAGGCGCACGCGAACTTGTGCATGTCGTCGGGCGACGAGATGGCGTCCCTCGGGACGGCAAAGTAGTCCTTGACCTTCACGACGGTAATGCCCTTGGACTTGATCTTCTCAAGCTCGGCGTTCTCGGCCTCCGATTTCTTGAGGCCGAAACAGCGCGGGTCAAGGCAGATGCCGAACGAGCCGTCTGTCGGCGCCTCGCCGAAATCCCACAGCGAGGGGGAGCAGGCGGAGTTGTGCGGGCAGATGGCGCACTTCTTGCGGTCAAACGGCGCTTTTTCCAGGTTGCGGACGCGGCTGTCGAACTCGCGCGAAACATCGCGCCACGACAGGCGGACGGACGTCTCGTAGGAGCGGACGATCTCGTGGTAGGCATCCTGCTGGATGTCTAATGTGTAGCGGGACGCCTTTTCGAGTAGGTCGGTTGTGACGCTGATAGTTCCCTCCTCGACGGCCTGCTTCCACTCCGGAGCGAGGTCGATGAGTTTTGCGCGGCGGACGACCCAAGACTCGGGCATGCCGATCTCGGCGGCGATCTCCTCGGTCGTGAGCTTGTCTTCGTCGCGGAGAGTCTGAATCACCTTTGCGACATAGATCGGCTCGGCATCCTTGCGCTTCAGGTTTTCGATCAGCGTCAGCTGACGTGCCTCGGCTTCGGTGCAGTGGAACTTCTCGCACGGCACTTCCTTCATGCCGCAGACCTGGCAGGCGACGAGGCGGCGGTTTCCGGCGATGACGATGTAGTGTATGTCATTCGCTTCGGACAGCGGGTCGATCACAACGGCGATGCGTTGGATAAGACCCTTCGCCTTGATGGACGGAACGAGGTCGGACACGCTCTCCGGCGTGATTTTGCCGCGCGGATTCCACGGAGCCACATGGAGCTGCGAAGTCGGGAGCATGACCGGCTCGCGCGGGATTTCGTGCCTGGCGGGGGTTGCTGGTTTTGAGGGCTTGGCGGATTTTGACGCCGCCTTCTTGACGGTGGGTTTCCTGGTTTTCATGGTTTTTGTTCCTTTACTTGTTGTTCAACGACTTCAGAAACGCCTCGCGCTTCTGAGCTTTTGCTGCGGCTTTCGCCGCGAGATCGTGGCGGACGCGCTTCTTGAGCACGCCCATCATGTAGGCGCGCTGCTCCATCATGAGCGCCGCGATGGACGTCCACTTCGGCTCCCATTCGAGCCGCCGATACTCGCCGGACCTGTAGCGCGGGAGTTTGTTCTTGCGGTCCCAGTCGACGAGCAGCTCGAAGAAGCATATCTTCAGCGCATCGGCCGGAGGCTCGCCGTCCGAGAGAAGCCTGTCGCCCGTATCGTCGGCGTTGACGCGGACGAGATCGCGCACGATCATGGCGGCGTCGGACTGCGCCTTGAGTTCAGAACGGATGAAGCCGTTGAACTCGGGTTCCTCCTGCTTCAGGAAGAGGTTTACCCTGTGCCGTCCGTCGCCGAGCGGAGTCGCGGCATAGGTGAAGACTATCTTCGTCATGACATACGGCCTTTTCTGACGGAGAGCTTGATCTGCCTCCGGCATTCGAAGAGGGCGTTAGACGTCATTGTGTTGGCGGCGGTATAGGCCGAAAGAAGGCTGTCGCTGACGGCCAGACGTTCGCTGCTCAATATGAGACGTCCGTTGTCGTAGACGCGCACGGCAATCGAGTGGTCGGTGTCGGCTCCGCGCAGACGGAGCGAGCGTAGCCATTCAATCAGGCTGAACTTCGGTATTTTGATTTTCATGTTGTCTCCTTGTTTGTTTGTGTTTCAGTCGTAGTCGCTGTCGTCGAGGGGTCGCAGGAACCATTGTCCGCAGCAGGTCTTCCCGAAGCGCGGATCGTCCTTTGCCCAGCCGTACTTCATGAGCCGCTGGCGGCATGCGCCCACCTCCTTGCCTGCGATGTTTCCCGCCGGCTGGTCGAGATGAACGCAGTTCAGGCATGAGCGGAGCCTGCGCGGAATCTCATATGGTGTCTTGTACCTCATCGGCGGTTGTCTCTCTGCCGAACACTGTTCGGCCGTCAGGGTTCTTCGGGTTCTTCGAGGTTGGAGATTGATATGGCGATGCCGTGCTTCTCGTCGGCTTCGTGGTATATTTTTTCGACAATCTCGACGCAGACGAGCGCATCGTCCTTCCAGAAGCCGCATTTGGTCATTGCGTCCTTTAGGAGTTTCTGCAAGTTGTCCGTGTCGGGCTTGGTGGTCTTCCAGTGCGAGCGGACGGATTGTGGCCGCAGGAACGTCCACGACGCGCAGAATTTTATCGGGCAGTCCCAGGGTGCAGGCGGGGCGAACTGCGCAAGCTTTGCCTCGAAGAGCTGTTCGAGGGATTCAAGCTCGGGCGTCTTGCGGATGCCGGGCTTTCCGTTCTTGCGGACGAACGGCTTGATGCCTTGTTGGTGGGTCAAAGTCGGGATGTCTGGCTCGAAGTTGAGGAAGAATCGCAAAGGACGGGGCTCCGCCCCGAACCCTGCGGGTGAATTGGTGTTATCAGAACGGCGGTTCATCGGGAAGTTCCTCCGGAGATTTTGGTGGATTGGCTTTCGGTTTGCCGGACGGCGGGACGATCACGCCGCGGTCGACTCTGAAATTGAGGCGTTTGCAGTAGTCGTAGACACTGCGCTGCTTGACGTGCAGAAACTCGGACGCCTTTTCGATCGTCCATTTCACGGTCGGGTCGAAGAGTATGGCCTGCTTCAGCGTCTCGGGCTTGGACATCTTCTCCTTGGCGGACTCGGCAGACCGCTTCCCGGACGTCCGGCGGCTTGGCGCGGACTCTCCCTCGGGGGAGCAGTCGGCGAGAAGGTTCTCGTCGTCCATGACATGGCGGGGGAACCGGAACCAGATGTTCTGCTGTTTCGGCGCGGGGAATTCGCGGAGGGTGAACGACACGCGCCATCCGGTGACGGCCTCCATCTCCTGCCTTGCGGCGGCGCGCGCGGCACGGACGGCGCTCATGGTCTCCTCGTCGTCGGCGTAGACGCGGCCGAGCGCGTTGATGAACTTCTCCGCGACAAGCTGGTCGTCCTCGCCGATCTGGTCTTTCCAGTCGTCGTCATACGAGACTTCGGACATCTTCGCGGCGATTGCGTCGCATTCGACGTTGTTGGAATAGACTTTGCGGGCGGTTTCGGACTCAAGCGGAAGCAGGTCGATAAGGGCGTCGGGGTCGCGCGCGAAGACGCCGGAGCCGGAAGCGCGGTCCATTGACCGCTTCTCGCCCTGTCCGCCCTTTGAGTGGTGGTGGCAGAAGACGATGGTTGACTTGCAGTCGAAGGCGAGCTTGTCGAGATAGGAACAGAACTTCGCCATGTCCGAGGCGTTGTTCTCGTCGCCAGTCAGCACCTTGTAGATCGGGTCAACTATGATGAGGTCGAATGGGGAGCCGAACTTCTGGATTCTGCGTTCGATCTTCGGCACGAGACGGTCGAGCGGCACGACACGTCCGCGAAGGTTCCACACGACGAGGTTCCCGGAAAGCCGGTTGGAGTTGCCGAGCGACATGTTGACAGACCGCAGACGCTGGTTGAACGAGTTTTTCGCGACTTCGAGGTTGAGGTAGAGGACGCGTCCTTGTGCGCAGTTGCGTCCGAGCCATTTCTTGCCCTCGGACACGGCGAGCGCAAGCTCGATCATGAGGAACGACTTGCCGGCCTTCGACGGACCGACAACGCACATCTTGTGTCCGACGCGCAGAACGCCCTCGATCATTTCCGGATCGTAGGGCTCGATGTGGTCGAGGTCGGAAACGACGTCGAAGTCGGGAAGGTCGTCGTTGAGGTCTTTTATCCAGTCCTCCCATTCCTCCCACGACGATTTGCCGCATTCGCGCTCTATGATGAACTGCTTGTGTTCGCCGCGGACGAGTCCTGGCATGCGCGAGTATCGCGATGGATTGCGGTTCTGCCTGTCAACGGGGAGGTTGTTGCGGCGCAGCACCTCGAAGAGGAAATCGACGCGCTGGTGGTACTGGTCGAGTGAGTCGGCGTTTATCTTGACGATGGCGTGGGCGGACTTCCCGCCGGAGTGGACGATGCACTTGCAGGGGAGTTCAAGCTGATGGTAGATGGCCACCTGCTTCTCGATCTCCAGCTCGTCGGATTCCACGAGTGCGTAGCGGTAGTCGGAGACGTTGACGTCCTTCGTTCCCTTGCCGTCGAGCGGGTTTATGCGGATCCATCCGCCAACGCGCTCGTCCGGCGTGCCAACGGCCTCGTCGAACTTCCCCCTCTTGAGCTTGCCGAGAATGTCCTTGACGGTGCGGTCGTACACGCCGTTCGACGGGATGAATCGCCCCTCCTTCTCGAACGGATGGGTGCAGTAGCCGATGATGTCGTCCGGCTCGAAGAGGAGGTTCAGGTAGGTCGAAAGCTCGCGGCACGGATTCCAGTCTTCCTTTGAGGGCTCCGGGACGGCGACGCTCTCCAGCCATTCCTCGCGGACGATCTTGTAGTCGGGTTCCTTCAACTCGGAATCCCACGAAAGGGGCTTGGAACTGTCGCCGGACGGGCGCGGCGAGTAGTCGGTGGGAAGCGGCTGCTTGGAGCCGAAGGAGACGCCTTCGTTCCATTCGCGCTCGCCGAGCTTCTTCGAGTCGGAGGACAGCGAGACTGCGAGCGCACGGAGCGCGTCCACTTCGGAAGAGGACAGACGCCCTGCTGCAAGAAGCCCGCCCGCGATGCGTCCGACGTCCCGGCGGCACTTGTGGCGGTTGCCGGGGTACATGCCGTCGCGAAGCTTTCCTTCGACCATGCTGTAGTCTGAATATTCTTCCATAATAGGGGCAGAGACCTTAAGTTGCGGAAGGCGTGTAGGTTTCTGGATTCACGCCCGCGGGTATGCGCCAGTTGCAGACGATGATGCGCTGGGTCATCTTCCGCGCCTGTTCGCTCGTCCATTTCGCGACGTTGCGGAAGCCCTTGGACTCGAGGAAGCGTATCTGCTTCGGCGTGGAGAGCCCCGCGGCCTTGCGCGCGTCGTGCTGTTTCAGGATCAACTCGGCCTCCCCCTGCGTGTTCGGAGCGCCGAAGCCGAGCTTTTCGAGGCGGTCGAGCTGCTGCATCGTCGGCTTCATCGCGTCGTGCGCAGTCAGGGGCTGGTAGTTTGTGAGGTTCACGTCCTGGATCGAATAGGCGTACTGCAAGGGGTCAACGAGGCCTCCCTTGCGGCGGCGCATCTTCTCCAGTCGTTCGGCAAGCGCCTGTTCGCGCTTCATGACGGTCTCGGACACGGCGGACTCCAGCGCCTCCGGGTCGAGGTCGAGCGCAGACTGCCCCTCGGGGCTTTCCTGTCGCTTGGTTATTACGTCGCAGACCTCTGGATCGTCCGAGAGCAGACACGCCGGACGGCAAAGGTCGTGCGTGGCCGTGAGCCACAGGAAGTCGAGCAGGAGGAGATTCCTCTTCCCGTCAGCGAGCCGCGTGCCTCGTCCCACCATCTGGACAAACAGCGCACGAACCTTCGTCGCCCGAAGAACAACAATGCAGTCAACAGTCGGCTCGTCGTATCCTTCCGTGAGAAGCATACTATTGAGTAGTACACATCCTCGACCCGCTCGTGAAAACCAGTCCAGGGTATCTCTCCGATCATCTGACTCACCGTTAACCTCCCGTACCTCGGACAGGCCCTCTTGCTCAAATAGATCAAGCATTTTCTTCGAAGTAGCGATAAGGGGGGTAAAAACGATAGTCTTGCGCTCGGCGCAGCGAATCTTGATTTCATGGCATATCTGTCGGAGATAGGGGTCGAGGGCCGTTCCGAGTCCGGACACCTGATAGTCGCCGCCCTGTTTCGCGACCGAGGAGATGTCTATGCGAAGGGGAATTGTCTGGGCGCGGATGGGGCAAAGGTAGCCGTCGCGAATCGCGTCCACTATGGAATACTGGAAGGAAATCGTCTGGAACACCTCGCCGAGGGAGCGGAGGTCGCCGCGGTCGGGCGTCGCGGTGACGCCGAGAAGGTGCGCGTTCGGGAAATGCTCGATCACGGCGCGGTAGGTGCCAGTAAGCGCATGGTGGCATTCGTCGATCACGATGAGGGAGAACTCGTCTGGCGAAAAGCGCCTTAGACGCTTCTCGCGGCACATCGACTGAACGGAGCCGACGACGACCGTGTATGGCGGCTCGTCGTAGTCCGCGTCGGACCTCTGCTCGGCCATTTCGACTCCGGCGACGATGCCCGTCGCCTTGCGGAGCTTGTCAACCGCCTGCTGGATCAGCTCGCCGCGATGGGCGAGGATGAGGACACGCCCGCCACGGCGAGCCTCATCCGCGGCGAGACGCGAGAAGACGATCGTCTTTCCGCATCCCGTCGCAAGGACGATGAGGGTTGATTGCACGTCCTTGAACGCACTTTCAACGGCCTTCACCGCCTCTTTCTGGTATGGGCGCAGTTCCATTACCAGTCATCCTCGGCATTGTCCGACGCCGGCTGTTCCGGTTCCGGATCGAGCCACTTAGCAACGGTCTGGTAGTCGTTTCCGTCCTTCTTGGACTTGTGGTGTCCGAGCTGCGCGCGGCCGGTGCTGCCTTCGACCTTGCTCCACGGCATGTTCGTCTTCCCGTCGCCATGCTTGCGCAAGCCGAGGCAAGTGAAGAACTGCAAGAGACGCCACTTGTTGTCGTCGTAGAGGTAGAGCCGTTCGCGGAAGTAGTTTGTCTTACCGTCCGGCGCGGTAGCCTGAATGTGGACAATCGCCACCGGGCACGACGGAATCTTAGAGGTCGGCGTGGCCGTGTAGCTGTCCTTCTCCAGCTTCTTCACCTCGAAGTCGTACTCTCCGTCGGGAAGGAGCTCGAAACTGTCCTTGGAAGCGACGGCTTCCTCTTCTGTAAGGTTTGAATCCCAGTCCATTTTGTGTTTCTCCTTGTGTTGTTGTGTTTAGAGGTTGATCTTGCCCTTGGCAAAACCAGCCAGAATCCATTCGATGAACGCATCCGTCCAGTCGTCGATGCTCGTGACGGCCTCGTAGCGCTCGGTGTGCTTGACGTTGTACTTCGCGAAGAGCTTGTCCTCCGGGGCGTTGTACGCCTTGGCGGTCTCGTGGAGCTTCTTCACGAGCGGGCGAACGGTCTTGTCCTCCGACTGCTCGGGTTCCGTCGTTGCGGCGGCTTTCGCGCGCTTCGCTGCAAGGGCGGCTTTCGCGGCGTCCTCTGCGTCGGGCTTGGAGACGGAGCTCTTGGGCGCGGCGGATTTCGCGGACGACGGCGCGACGGCGTTGCGAATGGCAGCGGGGAGCTTCTTCATCATGTCGTCGAGCGAGCATTCCTCCGGCAGGTCGAGGAAGACGCGGCACTTCGCGTCGAACGCGGGAGTGTGCGAAGTGTAGCACCAACGGCGTCCGCCGGTTGCATGGGACTTCGTTTCTCCGGCCTTCTTGTCGGCGGCGACAATGTTCGTCTTGTAGTTGAGAAAGACGATGAAGTCTGCGCACTCCTTCGTCTTGGCGGCGTCCTGCTTCGACAGCTTGAGCTGCCAGCGGTCGTAGGAGCCGCGCTCGTCGGGCATCTCGAACTTCTTGACGTCGGCGTGTGCGACGATAATGACGTTCATGCCCGATTCCGCGACCGCGCGGCACTTTTCGAGGAACTTGCAGTAGAGCTCCCCGAACATCGCGTACCCCTTGCCGTAGCCGGGGTCCTCGATGGAGTTCCATTTCATGTCGCGGCAGAAATCGGCGAGGAACTTCGTCTCAACCGCATCTGCGGTGTCGATCACGAAAGTCCTGTAGCCGTTCGAGTCGGCTATAAGCTCCTGCATGACCTTCATCATGTTGCCGAACGCAAGCTCCTCGTCGAGACGTGCGACGTTCATGCCGTGCGCGCCTTTTTCCGCATCGAAGAAGAGCGGCTTGTCGAGCGCGGCGGCGAGGGTGGTCTTGCCGATTCCTTCGGGGCCGTAGATCACGCCCACGACGCCTTTCGGCTTTGACGGTGTGTCGATTATCTTCATGTTGTCTCCTTGTTTTTTTTGGTTGTAGTGGCAGAACTTTCCGCATCAGTCGTAATCGTCGTCGCCGAGGCCGCTCTTTTCGGCGGCGGGCTTTTTCGGGGCGGGCTTCTTGGCAAGCGGGATGGTCTCCACGCGCTCGCCGTCCTCCTTCACCTCTCCGTCCTCGATGACGAGCGAGCATTCGCCGTCCGAGTTTGTGGAGACGCGGGTCGCAAGCGCCTGGAGGTCGTTCTCGACGAGCCACTTGTCGAAGTCCTCGAGCGTCTCGAGGTCGAGCTGCTCCAGCTTGTCGAGGAGGACGAATCTGCACGACGGGTTGAGGCGGGACGCGATGGCCGTGCCGACGATCATCTGCTGGGAGCCGCTCATGCAGTCCCACGCCTTGTCGTTGAGCGTCAGGCATCCCTCGTCGTTCACCGAAAGCCCCGGGAAGGGGAGGTCTGCGTCGCGGAGGAGCGCGAGGCGGTCGGCGCGAAGCTTCTCTATCTCCTCGGTCAGCGCATCGTACTGGTCGTGGAGGTCGGCGGCCTCGTTCTCTCGCTCGGTCTTCGCCTTGTTCTCGGCGATCTTGCGGTTCGTCTCTTCGTGCTTGGCAATCTGCTCCTCGAGCGCGGCGGTCGATTCGAGGGTGAAGTCCTCGGACGATGCGTCGTCGATTTTCTTCTCGATGTGCTTGATCTGCTCCTTGAGTCTTTCGACCTCGCTGACGAGCCTGTCGTACTCCTTGACGAGACGGACGCGTTCGCTCTTGTTCGCTTCAAGCTCGCGGCGATGCTCCTCCTTGATGCCGTTCCTCGCGAGAATCTCCTGCTGCTGCTCGATGAGCTTCTTCACCGACACCGGCTCCTCCGGCACGTCCTCGTGATAGGGCATGTCGTCCGCGGCCTTCTGCTTCCTGTCCGCCTCCCGTCCCACGGACGTGCGCGTGTCGAACTTCGCCTTGATGTCGCGGTCGAACTGGTCGAGCTTGTCGCCGATGCCGAGGATCTGGAGGAGGATGTCCGCCTTGTCCTTGTCGGACGAGTTCAAGAACTTCGGCAGGTCGATTGCGAGCTTGGAAATCAGCGTGTCGATGAGCTGCTGCCCGCGCTTCGTTCCGGTCGAGTCGTAGACCGACAGCGAGGCGTTCTTGCCCTTGCGCTCGATGACGATGCCGTCGTCGGTCTCGATGTGTATCTTCGTCTCGGCGATTGCGCCGTCCCGCTTCAGCGAAGTCGGGCGGAACTTCTCGCCGCCAAGCGCGTAGGCGATTCCGTCGAGGACGGAGGTCTTGCCCTGCCCATTGCGGCCGCCGATCACCGTGAGGCCCTTGTCGGAGGGCTCGAGGCGGACGGCTTTCAGCCGTTTGAGATTCGTAATCTCTATTAGCGTTAATTTCATTTTTTGTTGTCTCCTTGTTTTTTCTTCCTGAGGAAGTAGCGGTAGTATTTTTTGCGGCTCTGGCCGCGCCTAAACGCGACGGTGCGGATGAGCACGCCTTTGCGCACCATGTATCTGAGCGTCCAGTATTTGAGCTGCATGGAACATAATCCGTCAAGATGGATTTCAGACGCGAGAAGCGGACGGTTGGCGTGTTGAAGTCTGGTGCGAATCAGCTTCATGCGATATGCAAGCGAGTAGTCGGGGGTGTTCTCGGTAGCTGTCGCAAGTATGTCTGTCATGATGCTCTGCGCCCACGACGATTCGCATTTCTCGCACGTTGTTGGCGATTTGCGAAGGCAGTGCCGGCATCGGTCGGCGGCGGTGTTGATAAATGAAATCATCCGCTTTTCTACATTCTGGTTCACCATGCGCGATACCTCGCTGCGGTTCTTTCGGCAAGCCACTTGAAGAAAGCGGACTTGACGAATCGGGTGGTCTGCTTGTTTATCCTGATGTGCGGTGGCACGGCTTTCGTCCGGCGCGTCCATACGAGAAGTTGATGCGCCGTGATACCCGTCGAGGCAATCTCCTCGGCCTGTGCAAGCTCCTCAGCCGTCACAATGTCGCTCGGCACATATTGAAACGGTTCAGCGATGTTGCGCCGCGAGGAATTGATAAGCGCGAGAATGGCGTCCGACGATATGGCTGGGCCATATCCCGGGCGCACGAGCGAATACGACTGCCGTAGCGACAGACGCAGACGCTTGCAGAGCCACTCTCGCGACATCCAGTGCATTACTTGGACTTGACTGCGGAACGCCTGTATTCTTCTGCTGCGCGGCGAATAACGGCGACGGCGGCAGTTGCAACAGCATCAACTTTCGTCATGTCCTGTATCGTCGCAACCAGATCGTCGTCGAGGCGTATCTGAACGAGGCGAAGGGGCTCTTCATTGGCAGTGTTGTTCATTGTTTTTCCTCTTGTGTGTGGACACATCGTATTCGGTGCTATGTGTGTGGACACTTTGGCTAAAAAAAATTAGCGGACTTTACGAGTTCTGCGGCGCGGCGACCGCGCTTGTGTGTGGACACAGCGGGCCGCAAAAAATTTAAGCGCCTTTCGATATACTTCCTCCTCTGTGATTCCGTGCCTGGAGGCATAGCTTATGAGCTGCGAGCGAAGTTCATTCGGCACTTCTGCCGATATGAGGAACGATGGCTTGTATGTTTTAGCACTCATTTGTTTTTTCCTTCCTTTGTTTTGAGGAAGTCGCAGAAAGACTTTATTGCCGAACGAACGAAGACAGACTTGTTTGTTTCGTGGATTGCGGCCATTCCAGCTTGCATCGCATCGAATTCGTTGTCGGGTATATAAAACTCTACCCGGCGACCAAGGTGTCTGTCTCTGCCTTTATTTTCTTTCGTAGCCATCAGAAAAACCTTATTTGAACTTGACATCGAGTATTGTACCAAATTGTGTGGACACAATGCAATAGGGAAAATAACTTTTTTTTAGTTTGCCATAGCGGGGCATAGTGCCGAAATGGTATAATATTTTCATTCAAATTTTCAGACCCTACACAAGACAAGGAGTATGGTATGCTAAGAACACTCGTCGCGATTTTAATCTCATTCGCAGCTGGTATTGCAACAACTGTTTTGCTTTCGTCTGGGATAGCGCTATTCAAGAACAACAGATTCGAATATCATCCGCACGGAAGTTCGTTTGTCGTGTTCGATAAGAAACTGGGGATTGTTCACTACTATGATGGCAAAGTGTTTAAGGAACTTGATTTTCCGCGCAGAACGACTTCAACCCATGAGGATTTTTCGGTGCCCGACGCAAGACCGAAATTTATTGATGATTAAAGACCGAAATGAACCCGATGCAAAGAGCCATGAAAAATTGCTGTTGCGCGCGAAAGGCACTGGATTGCCGCGCAAGAGGTGTCAGAGAAATACACCCCCCTAAAGGGGGTGTATTCTCTGCACGATTGCACGGCAGTGCCGATGGGCCTCTCCCCTGTGCAAAAAATAGAATTTCTCTATTATTTTGCAGGGTGTTTGTAAGGTCTGCAAAGTGTGTGCAGGTTGGCATTAATGCAATAAAATACAAAACTATCGAAGTTGTTTTGAGTGCGGTTGCTGTTTTTTGTTGTTGCATCACAATAGAGAAATTCTTTTGCATTTTGCATTTTGCGGGCTTTGCACTCTGCAAAGTCTCGTTTTTCAAGGCTTTTTATGGCTTTGCATTTTTGTATTCTGTGCAGAATGCAAATGCAAAAAGTCTGCAACAGCAATTTTTGGAGGTATCTGAATCATGAAAGCACGGCCAAAGACCACCCCGTTCACCGAGCGGCTAAAGCGGATGCGGACACAGAAGGGGCTTTCGCAGGGCGCAGTCGCGCGTCACTTCGGCATGTCCCCGGTCGGCTACGGCGGATGGGAACGCGGCGACTCCGAGCCGTCGATAGAAAACCTCGTGAAGCTGTGCCGCCTGTTCGGATGCTCCGCCGACTCTCTCGTCGGCCTTGCGGACATGCCGGATCGCCCAGACCTCGGCGGCATAAAGAAAAACGCGAAGGCGGCACAGACCGCCCTCGCGTCGCTCCTCGACTCCCTCGACGGGCTATGCTGACGGAGGGAAGTGCTTCGGGTTCTTCGCCTTCAACGACTCGGCTACTGCGTCCATGAAGTCCGCGACCGTCTTCTGCGCCGCCGCCGCGAGCGTCCTGAAGACTTGGTAGGCTTCCGCGTGGAGGCCGATGTTGTGCGAGATGCGCTTCGCGCTGGGGTTCGCGGGGCGTCCGCCCTTGTGGGACTTCCTCGACTTCGCGGCTATGCTGCGGGCTATCGAGAGTTCCTCCGCCGTCCGTGTCTTGCGTTGGTATGGCATTGTCTGCTGTCTCCTTGTGCCGAGATTATACCATTTTTCCGTCGATGTACGCCACCACCTCGCCCCGGCGCGAGACTACGGCTATGTCGCCGTCGAGCGAAAGCGGCTTCTCTCCGTCCGGGACGCCGAGACGATGGCGCACGGCCTCGCATGTCGCCTCGGATATGCTCGGGTAGTCGATGTTGTCGTGCGGACGCGCACACGCTATCTTGACGGACTTCCCGCCATACGACACGGTGGCCTGCACCATCGGCGCGTTGGCGAACTTCGCGCGGATCGCGTCGCGCTCATGCACGAGCGCCTCGCAGGTCGTTGTAAGCTTCGCCATCGCCGCGAAGATGTCCTTCCGCACGGACGGGATGTCCGTCCGCGCGAGCCTCACGAATTCGTTGTAGGCGAGTAGTGCGTCGTTGGCCTTGTGGTAGGCGTCCTGTACCAGTTCTATCTGCTTGCTTATGGTTATCTTTTTCATGTTGGCTGTCCTTTCGTTTGGTGTTCGTCCTGTCATGCGGCCCGCTTGAACGCGGCGAGCGCGACCTCGCAGACCTTGTAGTCCTTCGACGAGGCGGGAACCTCGATGTTTCCGTCGTAGCGCGCCTGGTAGATGCATCCGTTGCGGATCTCCACGTCGATGTACGGCTTTCCGTTCTTGCGGATGAACGCGAGTTCGCATTCGCCCGTGCGCCAGCCGTGTCCGTGCCAGTACCCACCGACGCAGTTGTGCATGGCGTGTCCCTCGGTCTGCATCTCCGTCTCGGTGTTCGGGATGACGATGGAGAAGCGGGGGCCGATCCGTCCTTCCGCAAGCCACTTGCGTATCGTGCGGCGGGCGTGAATCCGCGCTTCGCGGGCGATTCGCTCCTTCTCCATCTGCGCGGCTTCCTTCGCAAGGCGAATGTCCTCGCGCCGCTGGTGTACGCGCTCCTCGATGTCGAGCGAGTAGACGGCGAAGTCCTTCGGGAGGACATGAGGCTCGTAGGTCAAGTCCATCTTCAACTCCTTCAGGTTGTCGATGTGGTGGCGGAGCGCCTTTGGATCCGTGCCGCTCTTTTCGAGCCAGTGGAGTATGTGCAGACTGCCGAAGGGGAGGTTGGAGAAGCCGTACCGCTCGCACACGAGGTATGCGCGGGCGCGTTCGTCGTTCACCATCGCGCCCGTCTTCCTGTAGTCGCGGATGACAAAGTACGGCGAGACATTCCTCAGCTTGTCGGCTCTGGCGCGGACATAGTTCAGAAGCCCCTTGTCGTCGATGAGCGTCGGAAGGTAGCGCGGATCGAGCCAGCGGGTCAGTCCGGCCTTTATGAGAAGCTCGGTGCGCGGCGATATGTGCATGCAGTCGAGCCAGTCCGAGAGGCGCAGATTGCTTTCGCGGAAGCATCCGTACTGGTATTTCGTGCGCTCGAATCCGTTGACGAACATGCCGAGTCCGTAGAACTCTATGCCGCGCCTGAAGCTGTGTTCATTGCGCGGGTCGAGCATCTCGTTTCTTCCGCCGTCCACATCCTCCCATACGGCGACATGGGAGCGTCCGCCGTAGTCGAGCCAGTTGAAGTGCGGGCAGTTGTCCCACATCGAGACGAGGCACCGACCGCTGACCTGCGGCATTCCGCCGTCCGTCGGGTAGACGGACGCGAGGAGAACGACGGGCTTGCCCCGCCATGTCTTCACGGCCCATGTCTTTATGTCCGCCTCGCCGCCGCGCCTCGGGTGGACGGACGAATACCAGCGAAGTATGTTCTTCTCCCCCTTGCGTTTGCGCTCGGCGCGGAGAATGAGCTTGATTGCCTTCTTGTCTGTCATTGCGTCACCTTCCTTTCAGAACAGCGTCAACTGTCTCTTCTCCATCTCCTCGGCGAGGGCCTTCTTGCGGGCGGCGGCTTCGCGCCTCTCGCGTTTCAGCTTCTCCTCGGCCTCCTTCGCCTTGCGGCGCTCCTCGGCCTCCGCCGCCATCTGCCGCTCCTTCTCGGACCGGCTTGCGAGTTCGCGCTCGTAGGCCTCGCGCTCTTCGGGGGACATGGCGGCGACGCGCTCGGCCTCCTTGAGCGCGGCGTCCTTCCTCCGCTTCTCGGCCTCCTCCTTGCGCTTCGCCTCGGCCTCCTCGCGGCGCTTCGCGTCCTCCTCTTCCTTGGCGATCTCGGCGGCGGTGGCGTAGACATCCCCGTCGCGGCATACGCGCATGAAGATTCCGCAAAGTTCGTAGACGATCTGGTCGGGAAGGCACGAGCCGCCCCCGGACTTCTCCGCCCTGCGGGAAAAGTCCTCGATGAACGCATACGCGCCCTCGATTGTCGCGTCGCGCTCGTCGGCGGCTACGCGCTCCTCCTCGGTGGAATTGGCTTTCCACCACTTTTCGAGATACTCAACGGGCGGCACGGCGAGCGCGTTCATGATGTGCTCGGGTATCGCAACCTCGGTCTTGTGTTTCTTGCTCATGGCCTTGTCCTTTCAGTCGTGCTTGATTCGTGAATAGTAGTTGAATGTGCTGTCCGCCTTCTCGGGCGTTCCGCCCGCGAATAGGCGCGACGGCTTTCCGCAGATGTTCGCGATCACCCAGTACGCGCCGGTTTCCCCGTCGTGTATGAGCATCGCGCCGTTCTTGCACTTTAGAAGTTTCATGGCATTCTCCCTTTCGTCGCCTACGCTTTCCTGTACTCCACAATGTCGTACCAATGCGGTTCGGTAAACGTCTTCAACACTTTGTCGGCCTCCTCGAACGACTCAAAGCAAACAACATGCCCGTCGTTGAGGCAGTAGCCGAAAGCGCCACCGCCCTGTCTTCCCCATCTAACCGGCGTCTTCGGGTTGCCGTGTTCGTTCTTGACGATGATGTATATCTTATCCATGTTTGCGTTCCTTCCCCTTCATCGCTTCGGCAATCCTGTCGTTGGTGTCCTCGTGGCACCACATGCCGATGACGAAGTACGAATCGGGGAGGACGCTCGCCCATCCTCCGATGTTCTCGCCATAGGTCGGACGGCCTTTCGCGCCGCAGTATTCGTCGTTGCTCCCGACGAGCTTGATTTGGTCGCAGTACGACACAATCGGCTTGCCGTCGATCAGCACGGTCGCGCTTCCCTGTGTGACGCTCGAACGGGTGCGCCTGACTTCAAGCGTGTATTTCATGCCGCGGCTCCCTTCTTCTTCATCTCCCATCCGTAGATTTCGCACACATGGGGCCCGAGCGAACGGGTGACGCGCTCCATGTCGGCGTCCGACACTCTGCCGCTTGCGAGGCGGTCGAGGAAATCGTCGAGCGCCTCGTCGCTTATGTCCGTGCGGATCTCGCGGAAGGTGTAGCTGTTCGTGCCGTCGTGGTGTCCGTCCTTCGCCCGGATGTCCTCGCCGTCGAAGTAGACGCGGTAGGTGTACGAGTCGCGGCAAGCCTGGTCGAGGACGGCGTTGAGGTTGCATTCGTCGATTACCCTGTAGCCCGTCGGCCTTCCCCACCAAAGGCCGAGCGATCCGTAGCACAGTATGCGCCCGTCGAGCGGCCTGTCGAGGTTCATCTTCTCGGCCTCGTACTGGATGCGCGTATCGTCGGCGATATAGTCCCACACGGCGGTGTCGCTCACCTCGTCGGGCGTCTCGTCGAGCGCCTCCGCGCAGTTGCGCCTCGCCTCGTCGAAGTCGTAGGCGCATGCGTCGTTGTCGTAGATTACATGTTCGCAGTTCATGGTCTGGTTCCTTTCGTTCTGGTTAGAAGTTGCTGATCGTCGCGCGGCTCTCCCACTTGGTCGAGCCGTCCGAATGGTGGGCGCGGCGAATGCCGTACCCAATGCCGTCGAGGTCGTTGCGCCACTTCCGCAGACAGTACGCGCTCCCCCAGTTCGTGTAGTTGTAGCGCACGACGGACAGCGCCTCCTCGAGCGTGTGGACGATGTTCTCGTCCGAGTCCTCGACCTTGAGCGTGATTTCGAGTTTCATCAGTTCGCCCCTTTCTCGGGAATCCCGAACGCGAGAAGCGACATGGAATGCTCGAGCGCAAGGCAAAGCCCCGTCGCCTCGGCCGAGGTGAGCACGATGCAGACGCGGCGCTCCTCCGAGTCCGAGAACCTCCGCTCGTAGACTTCGAGCGAATAGCAGCATACCGGCTCGACGACATGGCGGAGATTGACGCGGATGTTCGCGTGGGGCGTCCTGTGGAACTGCCCCCTGCCGTCCGCGACGCTCTCGGTCTCGCCGCGGAACACGCGAAGAAACTCGCACACATCGGCGAAGTAGAGGTTGAAGACGATCTCGCGCGAATAGTCGAAGCGAGGGTGTTCGCAGTTATCCTGCGGCGCGATTCCCGCGACGATGCGTCCGTCGCGGGTAGCCGTCGCGGGTTCGAGCGCCAATGTCAAGGCCGAGCCTGTGCATCTGCCGTTCGCGTGGTAGAATGCGAGGGCGGGGCGGGGTGGATGAGTCATGTTGTTCATGGTCGTGTCCTTTCTGCGTGGTTGGTGGTTATTCGTGCTCCGCGAGAAGTACGCGCGGACGAAGGAGTTTGAGAAGGTCGCTTGTCGGGAAGGCGAACAGCTGGAGAAGGTCGTCGTAGCCCTCTGCCGTCTGCTCGCAGAACGCCTCGGCGCAAACCTCGTCGAGTTCGTTCGCAAAGGCCTCGTCCGTCTCGGCCGTCTTGATGGTGTTGTAAATCACCTTGACGGTGCTGCCGAGAAGCGGCGCGTGGTTGTCGTCGAGCATGATGCGCTTCAATGCCTCATGCGCCCTGATTCTGATTCTGATGAACATTTCGCGGCTCCTTTCAGTTGCAGAAGCGGAAGTATTTGCGGAACGCCTCGCGCTCGGCGGGGCTGTCCCATGTCCACTCCCAGTATTCGCTCTCGACAGTATCGAAGAAGCAGTCGATTATCATTCGGATTATGTGTTTCATGGTTCAGCCCTCCAGTTCGGGGATGTCGGTGCGCTCGATCTGCGCCTCGCAGAGACGGCGGAAGTATTCGAGCATGGCGGGTGCGCGGTCTGCGTATGTGTCCTCGCCGCAGATGTCGTACTCAATACGCTTCATGGTGGTTTCGGACACGCCGAGGGTCAGCATTTCGCGCCAACAGTCCGCTACGCTCTCATGCCATTGCGTCACGCGCTCGTGGTTCGGAAGGTAGTCGATGCCGAATGCAAGATACCATCCCTTGTCAGTCTTGTGGTGAAGGTGAAGGCGATAGAGGACGTCACTCGTCCCGTCGCGCCGTTCGCGCCGTCCGCGCTCCTGATCGGGGCTGACGCAGTAGCATGCGCTCCATCCGCTGACTGCATCCTCGCCCCAATTGAGGCACCATGTTATTCCGTGGTCGTTCGCGTTCATCTCGGTGTTCCTTTCGTTCATGCCGCAATCTCCTCGGGCGTGAGGTCGCGCTCGGCGCACACTCCCAAATAGACGGACACCTGACAGGCCCACAGCCGCTTGCGTCCCTGCTTCCATGCCTCGATCTCGGATTTCGTGGCTTCGCAGTTGTCCGCATCGACCATGACGGATATGTCAAAGCGTCCGGCCTCTTCCGGCATGTCCTTCCCGAAGTTCAGGCAGTTGGCCGGAACATAGTCAAAGCAGTTCGCGTCGCAGACGGCCTTAAGCGCGTCCTCGATGGTGTCGAATCTGCCGCTTACGGGATTGTCCCTCGATGTCCAGGCGCAATGCGTCAAGCCGATTTCACCACGGTCGAAGACGTCTTCCGTCGTGTAGGCGGTGTAAGACTTCACGTAGATTTGTTCGTTCGGGTTCATGGTTAGTGTTCCTTTCTTTCAGTTGTCGTAAATTGTGATTGAGTAGTTGCCGGAGATTTCGACCTTCGCGGCTTGATAGAACTCGGCGAGGGACGCCGGCGTAAAATGGTCGTTTGAGTAGCCATCAAAAGCCCTCGACCATTCGACGTCCACGTCGTCGTAGCCATCAGTCGCAAAGTACCAGTCAACGGCTTTGAGCGTCTTTGAATACGGATGTAGCTTCTTCGCCACGTCCGCAGTCCATTCCTGAACACTCTTGATTGTCCTGACTATCATTGTTTTCTTTCCTTTCTGGCGGGATTCGCCTTGATTGTTGACCATGCCTTTCGGCACCCATATTCTACTCTTTTATTTGCTGTATGTCAACAACAATTTACAACAATTTTTAGATGGCAGTATTCGCTTGGTTTTTCAGGGGTTTGCGGCTGACTGCAACAGTCTTTGCATTTTGCATTTTGCATGAAATTTCTGCACGGTGCAAAATGCACGGTGCATTTGCATTTTGCATGCAGAAATGCACCCCTAAAGGGGTGGTGCATTCTGCATTGCACAAATGCACAAGTCATGCACCTCTCGCGCGAGGGGCGTCAAGCCGGACGGAACTGGCGGGAAGGGTAGTTGCTCGACATGGAAGTGAGTTGTTGTTTCATCAAATTGCGTGGCAATCGACGGCGGGGCGGGGAGCCGTCTTCTGCGCAGGGATGGGTCGCGCACGCATGCGCGTCGGCGGATCGACCTTCGCCGTCACCCACGGCTTGCCAACATGCGAGCCGTCGAGACGATGCGGACGCAGACGCCAGTCCGTCCACCTGCACCCATGCGATCACCCCGAAATCGACGAATCGCGGGGTTGAGATTGCGACAATCTTGTGACACGGCGGCTCTCGTCGGGAGGATTGCCCGAATTGCTTGGCTTTTGGCGTCGATGAAGTCGGGTGTTGTACCCGCTCTGCCCCCTGTCTACCCTCGTTTGCCCCCGCTTGACCCCGCTCGACCGCCAGACTCTCCGCTCGGTCGATGGCCGGACGACTCTCGCTGCTCGTTCGGCGGACGGGGTATGGGGGACATGGCCCGTGGGGGCGGGGGTGGGGTGGAAACGCGTACCCGCCCCCTGCGCATGCCTATGACCAGCCAGGGCATCTGGCCCCGCGAAAATAAAGCGCCTATAAAGCGGCGGTAGACTTTGAAGCATGGAACAACTGTCCGAGAGCGAGCAAGAGAAATGGGACACCCTGCTTCAGCGCGCCCGCATGATGCTCGACGATGCCGGGATCGAACAGGAGCGCAAGCGCAAGGAGGTCGCGAAGAAGCAGCTTGAGAGGGCCGGGGTCGACGAGCCCCCGGTCGATCTCGCCGCCGTGAAGCGGGTCCTTATCGTCTACGCCGCGACGAAGCGCTACAACATCGCGCTTGAAACCGGGGGCGCGACGAAGGACGACATGCAGATGGCGTTTCGGCTCTGGCCGGACGCGAAGACGGTGCTCGAGTACGTCCAGAACATGCGCGACGAGCAGCGGACGAGCGACATGGAGGAGCTGGAGCTCCTCGCCACGGACGCGCTCAAGGCCCTGCTGAAGGACAGCAAGGGCAAGAACTGCGTAAACCCGAAGCTCGTCATGGCGACGCTGGAGCGGCTCGACCGCAAGAGGTTCGGCGAGAGGACGGAGGACGCCGCGGCGAAGAAGTCCGGCGACAACGACCCGATGGTGTACCAGATAACGAACGTCCAGATGAACCTGACGGGAAACGACGCGCTCAGGGCGGCGCTCCCCGCCGGCGGCGTGGTGGACGTGGAGGCGGTGATCAAGGCGCTGGAGGTCAAGGCGGATGGGTAGGGTCGTCCGGTATGTGCCGTCGCCCACGTTCAGGGCGTTCCACGCCGTGCCGCCCGGCCTCGCGGAGTTCCGCATCGTTCGCGGCCCGATGGGGAGCGGCAAGAGCGTCGGGTGCTGCAAGGAGATGTCGCTTACGACGGAGTTCCAGCCGGCGTTCGACTTCGGCGACGACCCGAAGGACCCCGACAACGGCATCATGCCCGACGGACGCCGCCACAAGGTCCGCTGGTCGAAGTGGCTCGTCGGGCGCGACACGCGGCCCGAGATGTGGAACACCACGATCAAGACGATGCGCGAGGTCCTGCCCGGCTTCCACATCGAGCGCCAGCAGCCGACGATCGAGGGGCGCATGGAGGTTCCGTCCATGCAGAAGGACGACACGTGGTGCCGGACGGACTTCGTGTTCATCCCGTTCGACCTGGAGCAGGACGCGTTCGAGGCCGCGCTCAAGTCGTTCGAGCCCTGCGGGGCGTGGATCAACGAGGGCGACACCGTGGCGTGGAAGCGCATCTGGCTCGCGAACTCCCGCGTGGGGCGCTGGCAGCCGGTGAAGCCGCCGAACGAGGACGACCCGCCGCTGTACCTCTCGTTCGGCACGATCATCGACTCGAACTCGCCGAACGAGTCCAACTGGATGCACCGCCTCGAAGTCGACGAGAAGCCGCAGAAGATACTGTTCTTCATCCAGCCGCCCGGACTCATCAAGACCACGGACGACGCGGGGCGGGAGGTCTACCTCGACAACGACGAGGAGAACGCGAAGAAGTTCGGCATACGCCCCGCCGAGAACATCAGGCACCTCAAGGGCGGGTTCGAATACTACCGCAAGATGCTCGTCGGGGGAGACCCGAACAACATCCGGCGGTTCGTGCTGAACGAATACGGCACGTCGGTCGACGGAAAGCCGATCTACACCTCGTGGAGCCGCGCGCGGCACGTCCGCGAGAACCTCCAGTTCCTGCGCGGCTGGCCGCTCATCCTCGGCACGGACTTCGGGCTCACCCCGTCGGTGGTGATCCTCCAGCCGGGGCCCGACGGGATAATCCGCGTCCTCGACGAGCTGCCGTCCGCGGACATGACGCTCGACACGTTCATCGACACGATGCTCAAGCCGAAGCTGATAGAGCGCTTCGGATGGCCGATGCACTGCCCGCCGATCATGAACTACTGCGACCCCGCCGGCGAGCAGCGGATGCAGGACTACGGCGGGACGTGCATCAAGCTCCTGAACGACCGCGGCTTCCCGTCCGCGCCGTGCCCCGACATGAGCAACGACTTCCGCACGCGGCGCGACGCCGTGGACAAGCTTCTCCGCGAGGGGCGCATGCTCGTGGACGCGCGGTGCAAGATGCTCATATCGGGGTTCGACGGACACTACTGCTACAAGAAGATGCGCGACGCCGCGGACGGGGACGAGCGCTACGCGATGGGCCCCGACAAGACGAACCCGTTCACGCACATACACGACGCGCTCCAGTACCCGATAGTGGCGCTGACGCTCGCAGGCGTGGACTTCAGGAGGCTCCGCCAGGAGCGCGACCGCACGCCAGCGTTCGAGAGCGCGCAGCTGAGGCTGAACTGCCTGTAGCGTCAAAACGCTTGATAAAGCGAATATAAAGCGGGGCGATAATAGTGGCGGAATGAGCGAGCAGAAGGACATCTACGAGAGGAAACCCGGAGAGGCCGCCGAAAGCGACGCCTCCGGATGCGTCGTCCCGACGACGGACGCGATGCAGCGGCTCGCCACCTCGATAGAGGCGATCTTCAAGCGGAACCGCGACCACAGGCAGATGGTCGGCATAGACTCGATGCTCGCTTACGCGGCGGAGAGCGCGTCGCTCGAATACTCGCCCGCCCAGCGCAAGGTCCTTTCCGACATGGGGCTCAACCCGGACAACTACCCGCCGCTCACCGCGACATACGTCCGCGCGTGCAAGACGATGGTGGGGGACACGATCAAGCAGACCGGGGACAAGTTCATACAGCTCAGCCCCACCCCCGTCCCCGACGTGCCCGAGCGCGTGGAGTCGGAGGTCGTCGCCGAGATCGGGCGCGAGCTTTCGGAGTACGTGCAGGGCGCGGGTGCGGTGACGCCGGACCAGTGGAGCGTCCTCAACGGCTTCGCGCGGCAGCGCGCCGCGCAGATGTACGGCGAGATCCGGCGCCGCAAGAAGGAATGGGCCGAGGACAGGTGCTCCCGGATGGAGGAGACGGTCTGCGACCAGCTCCTCGAAGGCGGGTTCGTCAAGGCCTTCCGCGAGGGGCTCGGGTACTTCTGCACCTACGGAACGTTCTGCATGATCGGCCCCGTGCCCCGCGTCATGCCCGTCACGAAGTGCCGCGAGAAGAAGGACATGGAGGGCGTCGTCGTCTACGAGCAGAAGTACGACGTCGTGCCTACATACGAGGCCGTGAACCCCTGGGACTGCTACCCGGCCCCGAACGCGAAGCACATAGGCGACGGCCCGGTCTGCTTCGTCGTGCGCTACACGGCGAACGCGCTCAGCCAGTACGCCGACGCGCCGGTGGAGGAGAAGGGCGGCGCCCCTAACGACGGCTGGATAGTCTCGACCGTGAGGAGCCTTCTCAAGAAGTACCCCGACGGCGGCGTGCGCCTCGAAATGGGCACATACGACCTCACGCGGCGCAACCTCGAGCGGCGCGGCGTCGCCCCCGAGTCCGACGAGTGCACCCTCGAGGGCATACGCTGCTTCTCGTCCGTGCGCGGCTCCGAGCTGATGAAGTTCAACATCACGAAGACGCCGGCGGGGAAGGAGATCGTCGAGTACAGGTACTACAAGACCGACGTCGTGGTGATCGCGGGCTTCGTGGTCTACTGCCGCATCATAGACGACAGCATGCCGCTTCCAGTCTACAAGGCGTGCCTCTACCCCGTGCCCGGCTCGTGGTGGGGGGTGTCGATAGCCGACCTCCTGCGCGTCCCGCAGTCGATGCAGAACAACGCCTTCAAGAACATGACGGCGAACGGGGAGCTTTCGTCCAACGGAATCTTCTACACGACGGACGCGAACAACATCGTCTCGATGGACGGGCGTCCCGTCCTCTCGCTCCGCGCGGGCATGATGTTCGGGCGCAAGACGCCGATGGGCGGGATGGCGCTTCCGTCGCAGGGCGCGCCTATAGGCGTCGTCCAGATGGACGACACGACGCAGCGCCAGTCTGCGCTAATGAAGGAGGCGTTCAACCTCGCCGACGAGTATTCGGGCATTCCCCGCTACAGCGTCGGCTCGTCGAGCGCCCTTGGAAGCGGCGCCGGAAGAACGGCGTCCGGCTTCGCGATGATGACCGAGGCGACCTGCCGCACGGTGAACACCTCGATCGCCGAGCTTTACGCGACTATGATCATACCGTGTGCAAAGAACACGGTGGTCTGGAATCTCCTCTACGGACAGGACATCTCGATCAAGGGCGACTGCAACGTCATGCCGTCCGGACCGATGGGCAAGTTCCTGCGCGAGGCGGAGAGCCAGCGGAGAATCCAGATGATGCAGATGCTCGCGCGGCACCCGATCTATTCCCAGGCAATCCCGCTCGCCGGGCATTTCGAGATACTCCGCCCGGAGCTGGACAACCTCGGCATCAACCCCGACCGCATCATCCCGTCGAAGGAGCGCATGCGCATTTCCCAGGCGATCATGGACCTTGCCCAGTTGCTTGGCGTCTCGCAGCAGGCGGAGGCGCCCGACGCCGGGCCTACGCCCGAGCAGGCGAACGTCGCCCGCGTGGAGGGCAGTCCGCAGGAAGTCGCCTACTCGCAAGGCGGAACGGGCCCTGCGCCGAACACCGTTGCTGAGAGGAGGAACGCGGCATGAGCGAGAAGAAGACACAGGTCGTGAGGATCGAGCAGGTCGAGGAGAAGGAGACCGCCCGACGCATCCGCTCGTTCACGGGCAGCCGCGAAAACACCCAGAAGCTCGTCGATATGCTCGACGAGGCCCTCGACGTCGTGATCGGGCAGGCCGCGGCGGTCGTGGAACAGTTCGACGAGACCGACCGCAAGGTCGCGTACCTCGTCGGCGTAATGACAGCTTACCGCAAACTGAAACATGCAGCGCTCCGCGCTCTGGAGCCCGACGCCGTTCAGCCGACGGACGAAGGGAACGATCCGGAATCCGAAGGAGGCGGCGTGAAGTAGGGGAGCGGAAAGGAAAAATTCATCTGCGGAACCGGGATAGTCTGCCTCTCCGCAAGGTGGCAATAAACTCCCGAAAAAGGCAAATCGGGCTTATTGGGGAAAGGAAAAGACAAGATGGCAAGTGAAGAGATCGAGAAGGCGCTTTCGACAGGCGAGGCGAAGAAGGGCGAGGGCAACCCCGACCTCCAGACCCAGCTTGAAAAGGCGCAGCACAGCGCCGAAGTGTGGGCCGGCCGCGCAAAGACGCAGGGCGAAGAGCTGAAGCGGCTCCGAGAGGAGAACGCGAAGCTCAAGGCCTCCAAGTCCATTGACGCAACCGTGTCCGCGATACCGACGGAAGTCAAGGGCGACACGCCCGACGACTACTTGAAGCCCGCCATCGCGGGTGCAAAGCAGCTCGTCGACGAAGCCACGGCGTCGCTTCGAGAGGAAAACCAGAAGCTCCGCGACGACATCGAGAAACGCGAGGAGAGAATCTTCGCGGAACAGCTCGGCCTGCGCCATCCCAAGTTCTTCGACCAGGTGACACCCGGCAAGGACAAGGAAAAGGCGTGGGAGCAGTTCAAGGAGCTCAACAAGGAGACCTACGAGGCGGTCATGAAGAGCAGGGACGCTTCGCGGTTCGATTCGTTGATCGACTCGTTCTACTGCACCATCGGAGTTCCCAATCCCGAACGGTCCGGGGCGTCCGCCACCCCGAGCCCGTCGAACGCAGGCGGAGTCCAGCAGGTGCAGACGCAACCGAAGAAGGACACGATGACGACCTCCGAGTTCATGGAGCTTCGCCGCAAGGCGGAGGAGTTCCGCAAGGCGGGCGACATGAAGTCCTGGCGCGAGATCGACACCCAGCTGAGAGAAGCCCTGAACGCGGGCCGCGTGCAGTAGCTCGCCGTCCGGCCGCTCGGGGAAGAGAGAAGAAAGGATTGCCATTATGGACGCAGACAAGAACACGTTCATGAGCGACGCGCAGTGGGCCGCCAACTTCCCCGGCACCCAGGCCGTCATCATGGAGGAGTGGCGTGCGCGCACCCGCGCCGCGTCCGTCCTCGACAAGTGCTCGTCTACCGACTGGAAGGGACGCTTCCTCCACGTCGGCACGACAATCGAGAGGCCCGTCCTCCCGATCATCAATGTAAACGACCGCAAGCCCGGCGACCTGGTGAAGTACCAGAAGCTCGTCGGCAAGTCCGAGGCGTTCCGCATCAACCGCGAGCTCGAAGTGGCCTACCACATCGAGATCGAGAACGAGGCGTTCAGCATGAAGAACCTCGACTCCGCGCTCAACAAGGAGGCCCACGCCTCACTCGCCGAGCGCCGCGACCTCAAGTTCTTCGCCGACGCCCCGTACAAGTGCGACGCGCTCAACTGCGGCAACGAGGCGGGCGTGGTCTCCGGGGCATACGACCTCGGCAGCGCGCTCAACCCCGTCAAGCTGTTCAAGACCGACACCGACGCGCGTTCCGCGGGCGGCAGGGCTTCGCACTGCTTCACGGCGACGGAGTTCATGACGTTCCTCACCGGGGCGCTCAAGGAGTGGCCGATCGCCGCGCAGGGCGACCTGCGCATCGTCGTTCCGACCGTCCTCCAGACGCTGCTCATCAACAGCGAGCTGAAGTACGCCGACGCGATGGGCGATTCGATGAGCGTGCTCCGCAAGGGCACCAACTACATCGGCGACATCGACGGCGCCAGCATCATCGGCTGCAACCAGCTCCCGATGTGGCGCGCGGACGTCGCCAACAACCTGCCCAAGCGCTTCCTCGTCATGGTGCTCAACACGAAGGCGATTCAGTTCGTCGACGAGATGATCATCAACGAGAAGATGAAGGACAAGGACCAGTACGGCTTCTTCTACAGGACGCTGAACATCCTTGACTGGATGGTTGACTATCCGGAGCTCATGGGCTACGGCATCGTCACCCTCGGCTAAAATCAACGGGAACGGCGGGCCTTCGGGTCCGCCCGCCCCAGCAAGAAAGGGAAACTGAAAATGGCTCAGCTTACTACCGATACGACGATCAAGGGCCACGGACTGCGCTTCGACGTGCGTTCGTACAAGCTCTTCCGCTCCATCGACTTCTCGCTCGCCGACCTCAAGGGGGACGCGACGGAGGACGAGACCACGGTTTCGACGTACTACGAGATCGGCGACCTGCCTCCGGGATTCGTCCCGCGCAACGTCGCGCTCGTCGAACTCGTCAAGCCGCCCGTCGCCGCAGGCGCAACGGGGCCGAAGGTCGGCGTCTACCTCAAGAGCGACAGCGCGAAGCTCGTCGAGCGCACGCTCGGGACCGCAGCCGGCGTCACCGTCGGACAGGTCACGGGCAAGAACCTCGCGGGCGCGGGCGACACGCTCTGCCTTACGGTCGATGCGCCTCCCGCCAGGGGACGCGTCAAGGTCGTCATTTCCGGCGACCTCATGACCGATGTGTGGGACGAGGGCGACAAGACCGAGGAGATTACCCCGGCCAGCACCGTCCTCACCAACATGATCGGCTGACGAGGTTTTGCGATTGCCCGGAGGGAGGCGTTGTTGTCTCCGCCTCCTTCCGGGCCTTTTCAAGAGACAAGCAAAAACAAGGAACAGCAAATCATGTCGGCAAGGTTCGCAATACACATGGAGTCCGGAGTCGTCGTGGCCCTGACTTCCGAAACGAAGGGAAACTATCTCTACCAGGAGATTACCCCTAAGATCGCGCGTGCGATCGCGGACAAGAAGGTCTCGCCGCAGTGGGTCATCGACCAGATCATGGCGAAGATGCCCCGCTCGCAGCTTAGGGATAAGCTGAAGCTTGAAGCGCAGCTGAATGTCCGCCAGGTCGATTTCGGCCTTCGCGACGCGGCAAGGGCGTCCGCCGATCTCGGCGAAGAGAACGCTATCGACATCCCTCTTCCGGGCGAAGGAGAGAAGAAGGGCAACAAGAAGGGCGCCCACAAGAAGGGCGATCAGACACCGGAGAAAGAGACGCCTCCGCCTCCGCCTCCCGAGGAGCCCGATGGCGGCGACGCCGGCGGGGAGGAACATGCGAACGAAGAGGCTCCCGGCGGGGAAGTCAACATCTGACGCAAGATGGGAAACACTTTCCAGTCCGAAGTCGAGCCGCCGGAGCTCGAATCTCTCGCCGACCTCTCCGAGAACGTCGTCTACCGCCTGAACGGATGCGACGACTTGACGGTGCGCAAGACGCTTCAGGAGGTCGCGCGGGAGTTTGTCCGTGAGACGCAGGCGCTAACCGCGCGCCAGCGTCTTGAGCCGCTTGGACATGGAATCTATCCGGTTCCAGCTCTGTTCGGCGGCAGGGTGGTCGAGGTGCGGGAAGTGTCCGTTCCACACGGCCACACGCTCCGCCGCGGCGTTGACTGGGACTTCGACGAAACGCAGCAGCCTTCAGTCGTGCGCATGCTGCGTCCGCTCGCGACGGTCGCATGCGGCCACGACGGACGCGATCCCGTGCGCTTCACGCCAGGCGTGAACATCGTAGGCGAGGAGGACCGCCGGACGAGGGTCGAGGAGTCGCGCATTGTCGCCGTATCGGTAGAACACCTCGGTATGTTCACCGAGAAGCTTCCGCATGACTTTCTCCAGACATACGGCGATGCAATCTGCTCCGGAGTGCTTGCGCGGCTCTGCTCTATGGGCCAGAGGCCGTGGAGCGATCCGCAGGTGGCCGCCGACGAGCTGAGGCGTTACGAGAACGCGAAGAGCGAGCTTCGCATGAAGCGCGAGGCGCCGAGGAACGGGCGCTTCATGGACATGAGCCAACTTCTTTAAGGAGCATTTCATGAACGAACTTGTGATAACGCCGAACTTCGAGAAGAAGAGCGCGAAGATATGCGGCAGATGCGCCGCGGGCGAGCATGTGCTCGTCAGGCTCGTCGGCATGGCGGGGCTTCCCGCCGAGACGCTGAGGCTCTGCATCATGCTCCGCGAAAGGCTGTTTGCGGTATTTCCGCTCGCAATCGAGGACAGCGCCGCGGAGTGGACCGTAGACGGCGGCGACCTTACATGCGTACTCAACCTCAATACTGAACCACTTGTGAAGTTTGCGCGCTGCGGCGCGTTGACGCTTGAGTTCATTCTTGACGATCCTTCAAACCACATTCTTTATTTCTCCGAGATGCACCAAGTCCAGCCGTGGCATTCGCTAAAGGCCAGCGGCGACGACGCGCAGCCGCGCGATACGCCTCCGTTTGACGGCGTGGTGATTTCGACCAAGACGCTCGGAGAACTTCGCGAAGCCGTGCGGCGTCTCGCGGAGAAGGGCGGCGCGAAAGTCATCGGCGCGGTCGCCATCGCTCTTCTCGCCGTCCGCGGCGCATTTGCCGCAACGGTCCAGACGGTTCCGCTCAACGACCTCGACTACGACGTCAATCCGCCTGTAGTCACCAACGTCACATTTGAAGGGCTTGCGGACGCGACAAACGTCTACACGAAAGCCGAGACCGAGGAGAAGATCGTAGAACTTGCGCCGGCTCCCGGCAATTACGCTGCGGTCAGCAATGCCGCAATGTCGGCAAAGACGAAACTTAGCGCAATCTTCAACATGGATAATCCGACTGCAGTTCCAAAAGCCGTTGAAGCACAGGAATCGGAGTCTGCCTCGTTCGCATCGGAAGCAAACAAAGCCTACAACCTGTTCGCCGAAGGGGAAGAGCCCGAAAGCCGTTCCTCGATCGACATTTTCGCTGCGATTGACGCCGCTCTTCGCAAGGACAAACAAAACAGCGACGTGCAGATATTCGGCGGCATTCTCTCTGGCTTTGGCTTTCATGCCGACACAGGCCACAACGACAACGGGTGGAATCAATATACGGCGCACAACGGCACAGCCCTTGCGCAATCCCTTCCGGCGTACATCCTAAGCAATCCCTGGGGTTTTCTGAAACAGGGCGAGGCGATTCCAACGACGGGCGGAGTGTTCAACGCATACATTCACCTTAATCAAAAATTTTCCGTCGGCACATGGACGCAAAGCGTCAAGCCGATTGAATCGGTTGGCGGATCTGGCATTGCGTTCGCTTTCGGCGACAACGTGCAGACACGGGCGGCGAACACGATGGTGCTCGGCGTTGGCGCGTTGAACACGAACGCGTGGTCGTTCATCTGGAACGGCGACGCAGACCGAATGTATTTCCCGACCATACCGAACCAGTCGAACCCATACGCGACGCGCTACAATGGCGGCTTTCATGTGAACCCGTCCGTCCGTTCCGGCATGATGAACCCGCTCCAGAATTTTTGGATCGGCGACACGAATCTCGCGACGTGGATCTCGACGCTCGCACCCGCGCCGGGGAACTATTCGGTCGTGTCGAACCGCGCAATGACCGCGTTGCAGTCCTACACCGAAAGCGACCCGACGATCAGCGCGTGGGCGAAGCAGTCGACGAAGCCGACATATACCGCGTCGGAAGTGGGGGCGTTGTCGTCTGCCGGCGGGACATTGCTCGGCAATTTGACCGTTGAAAGCACGGGGGAGAAAAGCGAGATTAGTGTAGAGCATGGGAATGAATACATAGCACTTCGAGTCAAAGACAACAAGGCAACGATAGAGACAAGCGATTACACTTACGCAATGCCGCATGGCGACGGCACGGTTGCGCTCACAAAAAATATACCGAACGTTCCCGAATGGGCGCTCGCGGCGCAGAAGCCAACATATACGGCAAGCGAAGTCGGCGCAACTTCGCCCACGGCTGTCTCTAACATCGTCACCACCGCCCTTGTCCGCGAACGTCTCGGCGTGTATCTCTACGTCGGCGCGGATGGCGGAATCTACGTACACACAAACGAGGACTAAGAACCATGAAGAAGCTCATAGCACTTGCAACAACCGCCGCCGCGCTTTGCGCCGCCGCAGACATACGCGTCGCGGACTATCCGCAAGTCGCGGGCGTATCGAATCAGGTAATGGCCGTAGACGCAAAGCTGACCGCGACCGCGCTTGACGTGGCGGTGTTGAAGTCAATCGTCGTCGGCGGCGAGGCCGCGTCCCCGTATCTCGGCGGAATCCGTTTCACGTTCAACGCGGGGCCGACGGCATACGTCCCGCAGGGCGCGGAATACTTCAAGGCACTCGACGGC